CAGCGTTGCAATGGTCTGAGAACCCCTGAGAATCCAACAGTTCTAAGGATTTTGTTTGCTTTCCATGGAAGAAAGCGAAAGCGGTTTTTTCTTCGCTACTCTGCGTTTGCGTATGTCTTGTAATTGCTCAATCTGCTGTTATCGCGCATGGCTTTTGCAATCCCCAAATTCGCAATTTTGACTCTCTTTCCGTCGCACGAAGTAGTCAAAACGGGGGTCAAAAAATCCCCTCCATGCAGTGCTGTGCATGGAAGGGATGAAAGAAAGAATCACCCGGCACGACTACCGCACGCTATGCGTGCTGGTGAATCACCCTCGTGTACTCCGGCGAGCTTCTTACTATTATTATAAACGTTTCTGTGCATCTTGTCAAGCGTTTTTCTGTGAGATAATCTGCGCCCACTTCTTTGCATCCTGCACGCGCTTTCGCTCCTCCGGCGTGTTGACGCTGATGGAATGCAGTGCCGTCTCCACCTGCTGTATTGTCGGCACGGTGTCCAAGTCCGCGCTATGCGTCATGAGGACAACCGCATCCCGGCGCTTCTTGTCATCGGCAGATTCCTGCACGCTCTGTGCATCGGCTTTCGGGGCTGACCGCGTGGCGAGGTACTCACGCACCGTAATCAACGCTGCCAAATCGCGGATGTTCTGCGGATTGTTGCCCTCTTCGATTGCCTTCTCAATCTGCCCATCAATCCACGTCAACGTAACCACGCAGCCAGCCCCCCTTTCCGTTATGCTTCTTTCAGTTCTTCCAGCGCCCGCCGAATCACGTCACGCTTCCCCGGCTCGATGGTGCGCATCAGCTCTTCCAGCTCGTCCATCAGGCGCTTGTCCGTGCCGTCGTGGCGGCTGTACCGTCCGCGCATATCGCGTCCACGGCGGCTGTATCGGTCGTCGCGGTACATACCGTCATAGCTGCCACGCGCTTCCCAGTCTCCGCCGTTATTGCTGTATCCATCCGCTTCAAGCATCTCAATCTTGTCGATGTTTTTGATGGTATCCGTCAGCTTGTGGACGGCTTCGAGGTCGCCAGCAGACATGTCCTGCTTCTCCGCAATCTCTTGCAGCTCTTCGCAGAGTTTTTCTTTAAGTTCGTGAAGATATTTCATTGCGTTTCTCCTTTCCTCACGCAACCCGCGTGACAATCAGGTTGGCGTTCTGCACGTCAATATCCACGCCAGCGTTATTTTTGACGCTGATGGTCGTGCAGCACCCTGCCGGAACGTCAACAAAGGTATCGACGCTGACGTTCTGGTATTGCGCCGCTGCCGCAGGGGTGACGATGGCGGTAGAAGCCGGAAGCGCCTCACCCGCGATTGCAAGCGCAACAGAGATAGCTCCGGCAGTGCCGCCCGTCGGAATGGCGATATTGCCGCCAAAGTTTACGCGAAAACGCGCGCGGCACTGTCCGTTGGTAATTCCCCGTAGCGTTACGATGCCAGACCCCTCACGATGGACGATGCACCGCGTGGCGCAAACGGGCGTTGCAGTAAAAAGGACGTTGTCGCCATTGGCGACGGTTTGAGCCGCCGCCGCAGTATATTCAGCCATGATTTTTCTCCTTTCAGCGGCAGGGCGCGAATCAATCAACGCCCCGCCGCTTTTTCAGTTGCCGTTATCGGCTCATCCTGCACAGGCAGGAAGCTGTCTGGAGCTTACCCGGCGCAATACTGCGTCTGGGTGCAGCAGTACGGGTTGGCTACCGTATACGCCGGAACAGGGCAAGGACGAATCGTATTCACCAGATACTGGTTCTGTGCTGCCTGAGACGCGGCAAGCTGCAAGCCGAAAATCTGCTGATTCTGCGCTGCAATCTTCTCGTCCTTCGCCTCAATGCGCTGTGCCGTCAGTGCGTCAATCACCGCTCTGGCGTTAGCGTTGGCGTTGTCCAAAATGTCGCGAACACCGCTCTGAATGGTGTTGCGAGTGTCGCAAGCCTGAGTGGCAAGGTTGTAATTCATACCCTGGATCGCCGTCTGCGTTTTGCAGCAGCAATCCGCCGCCTGTGCCTGCATCGCGTTAAGCTGCTGCATCAGCGCGGTCTGTTGATTGGCGCGAGAGAGTTCTGCCTGAGCGAAGCCGTTAGCCATCTGCATCTGTACGCCATTGGTGAGCTGCGCCTGTGCATAGAATCCGTCACACAAGCCGCTGTTCACGTTGTCGATTTTTCGCTCGATATTGGCGAAGTCGGAGGTGAGGACGTAACCGTCCATGACAGAACCCTGTCCACCGTTGCGATTGCCAAAGCCGCCCCAGCTATTATTGCCCCACCCGCAGAAGACGAAGAGGAAGAGGATAATAATCCACCACGCACCGTTTCCGCCGAACATGCCGTCGCCGTTCTGGTTGCTGTTCCGCCCGGAAAGCAGAGCCACGTCAGAAGCGGAGAGTTCCGAAGTCATACTCATGTTTTTTCTCCTTTCGGAATTTGAAGTATATGCTAAATTGTTGCGCAACAATGATAGCCAAAGTTAAGAACCGAGGAACGATTGAAACATTTGTGCCGCCTGTTGAAGCTGATTAAGCTGGTTTTGCGAGATTTTGCCGGAGGCAATCAGCTTGCGCACCTCCTGCTCCGGGTCGCCCTGAAACGTCGCCTTGAACTGCTGAAACTGCTGCATCATCTGCTGGAAATTTCCCAGCGCTCCGGGCATCTGCCCGCCGCCAAGTGCATTAAACAGTGGGTTCATCCTGCGTCGTTGCCCCCTTCTTCTTGCGCCCCTCAAGCGCGTCAAGGCGCCTTGTAAGCGTGTTGAGTTCGTCCCGAGTCACATAATCCGGCGCGTCCTGTGTGCTGCTGGGTGGCGTTACAGGCGCGTTGCGCTCCGTGTAGTCAAACGTGCGCATAGACGGCATTCCTGCCGCGTCCGCCGACTTGATGTAAAACGTCTGCTTTTCGCTGTCCATCAGCAGAACGCTCGAGCCGTTGGCGACAAGGTAGCTTTTCGCTCCGGCTTCACCCTGCACCCAAATCAGTCCGTTGCTTGACGGCTGCGCTGGTTGCTGCATCATCGGCTGCTGCGCTGCTCGAAGCTGCGCAAGCTGGTCGGGCATTGCCGTCTGCTGTGCGTTGTAATACGGCATTTGTGGATAATATTGTGGATAACCATACGCCATACATCAAGCCTCCCTCTCCCAATAATACGCGGGTATTTCCGCGCCGCTGTCCCAGGCATCGTACCAATCGCCATCAATGGCACACACAACGTGGTCGTCGATTCCGAGGACGTACACCCCGCGCGGATGCTCACGACAGAAATCCGCGACGGTATAGCAAATTGGACAAGTATCCGGCAGGGCGTGGCGCGTGAATCCGCGCTCATGCAAGTACCGTCCCCAGACGTGATTGGCGTTAGGCATATCCCCGCAGTCATAGCCCAGCGCACAGAGCGCCGCATAGGTGCTGCCCCACGTCTCCCCTGCCGCTTTTGATGCTGCACGGACAGCGCAATCCCCGACGCGCAAGCCGCGCGGATTAGGGTTGTAGTGGATATACACCGCACCACCTCCTACTGATTATAGTATAGGCGATTCGGACGGTTGGAAAATGCAGACAAAGCGCTGAAAAGATGCAAAAAAACTTGCGAAAAATCTTGAAATAGTATTGACAAGTTGCACAACTTGTGATATAATAATTAGTGTCAAGGGGGAGGTACAAAATAAAACTCCGGACAGAAAGAGGTAACGAGTATGGCACGAGCAATCGCGGAATGCACCTGCGCCAAGTGTGGCGCGAAATTCGAGAAAGTCCAGTTCCGTTCCAACCGCAAGATGGCGGACGAATGGAAGGCGTGGGCGGAAGAGAACTGCACCACCTGCCCCGATTGCTGGGCAAAGGTGAAGCAGGAGAAGGACGCTGCGAAGGCGGAGGCTCTAATTGAAGAACTGCATCTCCCAGAAATCGTCGGAAAATCGGCGAAGCAAGTCAGGTACGCAGATGACTTGCGGAACAAATACATTGTGAGATCTGCTGAATATATTCGCTTCATGCACAATTGCCTCTGTGATGAGCAATTCAAAGGGCGGAAACAATGCGAGGCAGAAGCCAAAAAAGAAGGGCTGTCCGTCTCAGAATGGATAGAGCAAAGGGCGAACAGCACGCCATATGATTATGAAAATCATGCGGCATGGACTGTGCTGCATAGCAGCGAAGCGCGAAAAATCATTGACGCGCTGACGAGCTACTAAAAAGAATAAGCAGGAGGATAAACAATGCTGGACGAAATGAAACTCAATTACTGTGAAGAAATCTTCACGCCCGAAGAGGCAGCAGCCCTGTTTGCTGCCTACATCCAGAAGCACCCGGAAAACCACATCAAGCAGGCACATCCCCATCCCTACTACATGGATGGCGCAATTGGCGCATGGTGCGCTGACGTAAACAATCTCGCTTTTGAGGGTGTCCTTGTCCTTGGCGCTGATAAGGACATCGCGCTTGAGTGGACGCACACGACAAGCGGCGAATTGCTGGCGCGATAAAAAGCACCCCGCCCCGGAGATTACGAGGGCAGAAGAAAGGAAATATTATGACTAACGTTACTTCGATTCAGTTCCCTGCCGATGCCGTCGTCGTCGGTCTTTGCGCCGGGCGGCATGACATGCCTGTGGAAGAGTTTATTTTTCCTCAGGTGGTTGACCCAACGGACTTTGCTGGAATGGATTCTATCGCGAAAGACTTCATTTTGTCCCGTGTTGGCGTGCGAGCTTCGGTAAATGGACCGCACGCCAACTACGTCGGTGTAGACCCTGACTACGAGTGCTGCGGCGGTGTCGATGATTACGACATCGACTATATGCAGTTCTGGGATGGCGAGCATCCGCTCGTTGTCTATGTGACTGGGCTGACGGCTTGCGTGGCGGCAGTCATCTCGGTCTGCGTGCGCTGCGGGGTTGACCTGACCCTGATGCACTACGACCGCGAGACCGGCAACTACCTGCCGCAGGTCGTCCTCGGTTGATGGCGGAGGGGTAAAATGGCATACGGCGATAGAGATTACAGCCTACAAGGGACAGAAGGGTTACAGATAACATATAATGGCGCTATCTACACGCTGGACGAGAATATTGCTTGTCACGTCTCTGCGCCAATCTGGGATGATGATTTGGGCGACTATTTTTGTCCGTACTGCGAGGCGGTCGGGCGGCTGACGGACGATGAAAATGGCAATTCCCGCGAGGTATACTACGACTTCGATTCTGTCGAGCAGATGGAGGAATGGGAGAAAACCCGCAACTTTTCCGCGTGTATTACCGGGATTTTGGTCCTGGAAGACGCGGATGAAAGAATAAAACTAAGAGGAACAAAAAATGCTGAAAAAAGATGGAAACCGCATTGTCAAAAACGTAATTGTGACGCACGAGCAGAATGAGCAAATTAAGGCGATTGGGCAGCGAATTGGGCTAAGTGATTCGGCGGTTGTCCGCCTTGCCCTATCGCAGTGGCTTGCGGAAAGAGCGCAAAAAACTTGCGAAAAATCTTGAAAAGGTATTGACAAGTTGCGCAACCTGTGCTATAATAAATCATGTCAGGATGGTGGTACAAAACAAAAACCCCCCGACAGAAAGAGGTAAGAATTATGAAGTTGACTGATGGCAAGCGCACGGTTGAGATTGAGATGCTGACGTGGGACGATAACAAGGAGCGGTATATCGGTAGTGACTACGCTCCCTACTTCTTCGACGGGTGCGAAGGCACGGACGCGATGCAAGTGGAAGATGTTGACTACTGCATCGGTCAGGCGGAAGACTGGGAGAGGTTCCGTGGGGACTTCTTGGATGATGAGGCTGCAGAAGGTGAAGAGCGCGTTGTGCGCGTGACGGAGATTGCAGAGGACAAGGAGCATTAAGGTTTTCTATCTCCCCTCCCCATCGGCGGCATCGCAGGTGGGGAGGGACGATGCAAGGTGATTTTCTTTGGAAAAAAACAGCATTTGGACGATTCAAGCGCCTAACGGCACAATATACCGCACAAATCAATTGCGCAAGTTTATGTTTGCGCATCCAGAATGGTTTGCAAAGCCCGCTACTCAATATGTGACGGCATACAACTTTTTGCAAAAAAAAGAACCGGGAAAACGGCTGTGTACATTCGCAGGTGGTTGGGTTGTATTATCTAATACTTTCCGCCATGATGATATGGCGCAGTCCATCCATTGGTGGAGAATAAAGTCACCCGATGGCAAGGAACATCTTGTCATCGGCGAACGGTATCGACATTTTTTGCAAACATGTGGTTATTTTGAAGTTGGAAGTGAACCATATTATTATTTTAAGTGCGGCTTAAAAAAAGCAAGCGAAGAAGGAACGCCTGTTACTCTAAAAAATGGATGGATAATCGCGCGTCCTGTCCCGCTCGACGAGTTTCGGCTGGTTGATATTGTAGGACCGGAAATGGAGCAGGAGTATATCTACGACGCAAACGGAAATTCGCACCCCAAACGCCTTAGCGATGTCCGAAACTACAAACGCGGACAAATTGAGTGGACAATTGCTGACCCGGACGGCAGAATATACCACACAAAAAGCCTATTTAATTTTTTGCGAGAGCGGAAGGATTTTTCCGAGAACCCACGGTCGGCTGTGGCAATGTTTTCGCAAATAATTGCTATACGTTGCGGGTTGAGAAACGGGAAGAAATTAACGTTAAAGAACGGTTGGACTGCGTTAGACCGTTCCGACGTACATGATTTGATTGAGCAAAGGAAGCAAAACTATCAGGAAAGTGCAACAAACAAGCCGATAGAGCGAAAACACAGAGACTTGACGGGTCAAAGATTTGGGATGCTGACTGCTCTTTATCGGCTTGACGGGAAAGGGAAGGCGAAGTGGCGTTGCCGTTGTGATTGCGGAATTGAGAGAGATGTTTTGAGCGACACCCTGATTCGCGGACACAGAACCAGTTGCGGATGCCGTGGAAGCAAAGACTTGACCAATCAACGTTTTGGCTCTTTGATAGCCCTATACCGAATTACTGGGAACGGCAAGGCAAAATGGCACTGCCGATGCGATTGTGGCAATGAAAAAGATGTTTTTGGGGAAGACCTCCTTCGCGGAAATACAACGAGTTGTGGATTCTGCAAATACGACGATTTGACTGGTCAACGTTTCGGTGCATTGACCGTTCTTTCCCGCGTCGAAGGGGAAGAGCGTACAATGTGGCATTGTCGCTGTGACTGCGGCAACGAAAAAGACATATTAGCCGGCAACTTGCGGAGCGGGCTTGTTACGAGCTGCGGGTGCGGAAGAAACAGAATCGCTGCTCGAACGGAAAGCCTTGCAGTCACACCGCAAGCGTCATTTAACGACATCGCCGGGAAACGTTTTGGAATGTTAACTGCTATCCGCTACGACAGGCAAAAACGTCGTTGGCTTTGCCGATGCGATTGCGGAGGCGAGTGCTACTTAAATTGCGCAGAGCTTAAAACACGCCGTGATTGCGGCTGTTCTGCTGCGCAGGCAGCGGCAGAACGAATAAAAGCTGGCGCAAACGGAAATCGCCTCGGCACAAACATCAACACCATCACCAATATTATGAGCGGAAAATTACGAAAAACTAACACTTCCGGCATCACTGGCGTATCAATCAAGGGCAATTGCTATCGAGCCAGAATTGTCGTGCGTGGGCGCGAAATAAATTTAGGCAAATTTACCACATTAGAAGCTGCCGTCCGCGCAAGAAAAGAAGCAGAAAAGAAGTATTTCGCTCCGCTCATCGAGCAAGACAAGGAAAACCAAAAGGAGTAAGCAATAAAATGCCAGAAGAGCACAAAGAACAGCTCATTTCGCAAACAACCGTTTTGTCTATGGGCTTCACTAAGTCCCTGATAGACAAGCTGCTTCCGCCGCCCATCCTTAAGCGGAATCCGCATTATGCGTCCTCATCTCCCATGAAACTGTGGCGCGATGACGATGTGCGTGCCATCATGGAGACGCCGGAGTTCCAAACGATGGCGGCGAAAGCAGCCGCACGGAAAGCGGCTGCTGCAAAAGCCGTCGAAACGAAACGCAAGAACGCTGAAGGCATTGCCGATAATCTCATTGCATCCATCCACGTTACGCGCTGGGATATTCCCGTGTTGGAAGAGGCGACGCTGAACGCAAAGCAAGAATGGTTTCTCGAACACGGCAATGTGGATATGGCGACCCCAAACACCGAGACGCTGGAACGCTGGATGGTCAATTTTGTCCGCCATAATCTCTGCGAGTATGACGACAAGTTGATTGACCTTTTCGGGCTTATCGGCAAGGAAGCGCTGTACCAGCGCCTAAAAACTGAAACACTTGCGAAAATCGCGGAAGTATATCCAGAACTTGAAGTTGAGTGCAAGCGTCAGGCGCAAGTGTAGAGCGCAACTAAAAAAGACCGGGACATTACGTCCCGGCTTTCTTTATATTCCGTTTGGGTAAAATTTCGGAGTATTTCTGCGCTTCGTCGTACTTGATTTTGAGCGTATGTATAATATAGTCAATCTTGCGAATGCTCATATTGTACTTTATCGACTGCTTTGTGCGTGTCCAGCCCTTCGCCCGCGACCTGATAATCAGTTCTTCTTCCTCGGACAAACAGGCTTCGTCAACGAAAGCATCCACAACCGCTTTTGTCCATACGACTTCGCGGCTCATCCCTTACTCCTTCGGTGCGTTCTTGCCCTTTTCGTCCACAATTTCGATGGCTTTCAGCACATCTGCACCGTTAATGTTGGTGACGCCGCCCGCGCTCGCCGCGTCCGTCATGCCCTCGCCGATGATGTAGGCGATGACCGTAGCACCCGCCATGATGATGCTGCCGACCTGCGTTGCGGTTTCATCCGCCACGCCGAATGCCATAATCAGCATGGTCACAAAGGACACAACCGCCGCCCAGAACTTGCGGCTTGTCAGTTTACGCTTCAAATTCTCACTCATTTTGCATTTCCTCCCTTTAGGGCGTTGCCCCTCAACCAATTATCAATTTCCCTGCTTGCCGCCGTCATTTCGTCGGCGTTGCCGTTGTGTAACTCATGCTCCAAAAGTGCTTGTACTCCGGCGCAAGTCACCATCAGTCCGTCACGCAAGCCGCCGATGCGCTCTTCGTGCCCATCGAGGCGGCGCTTGTCTGTGTCCAGCTTGCGATTGATGTCTGACACGCTGGATGCCAGCGCGTTTGTTGGCTGCTCCTGTCTCTTGCGTTCATCCCGCGCATTTTTTCGCGCGGTATAAAATGTATTGTATGCTCCCAGCAGAACGAGAATCACGCCCAGCGCCAGAATCAGTTTATCAGCGGTGAGGTTTCCCATGTTAGCCGACACCACCTTCCAGCGCTGTGACGCGGGCTTCCAACTTCTCGACGCGTTCCGCAAGCTCGTCAAGCGTGGGTGTTTCCGTTTGGGAAATACCCACATCGACAAACTCCGCCATCATGTAGCCCTGATTCGTCTCCGTCTCGACGTGAAGCCATCCGCCACTATTCCCGATGACGTTGACAGTCGTGCCGATTTTTACTTTTTCCAGCACCTTTGCGGATTTGCTCGGCTCTGCGCGAAGGTTGACCGTGCTGCCGCTCTGCGCTGTCACACGTCCAACGCAGATAACATCGTTGCTATCATCCACCATTGGTGTATCCTCCTTGTATTCGACTTTTTTGAGGTGTCCTGCGCACGTCCACGATTTGACGGGTGAAGCGACGAAGCCCGTTGCGCTGCTCTGCGCATTGAGAACCTTGCCGTCCTTCCCCATCAGTCCGATGTGGTAAAAGTCCCTCAAATCGCCGTTGTAGTATTTGCCGCCCTGTTTGTAGCCAGACGGCAAGGCATACCGCGAATCACCAGGATTCCGGCACTTAAAAACTGCCATTCCGGGCTTTGCGGCGAAGATTGGGACAAGCTCAACAATTTCCGTCCGCGCAATGCGGTTGCTTCCGTGGTAGATGTGCTGTCCGTGCTGACGATATGACCACACAAACGCGCCGGAGCAGTCAACGTTCCCCGCATCCGCTGCACCAGCCGTATACTTCCAGTGCTCGTCAAGCATCCGCTGGAAGTCGCCCAGAATGGCGGATACTGCGATTTTGGGCATGATGACACCTCCTCAAACTTGGTACTAACTTGGTACTAACTTGGTACTAACTTGCAACTTGCGTGCAACTTAAAAATGCCGAAAAATCGGCATTTGCGAAACGCTGAGCAGCAAGATTGCAACTTAATTGCAACTTAGATTGTGTTTTCTCCACCATTTTCCGCCGCGTCCAGCGAATCATAGTACGCCTGCGCCAGCTTCTCGACTTCCGCGATGTCGTCCTCCGTCAGCAGCCCGTTGTCGAGGTGCGTGTACGCCTTATCGAGCCAAAATGCCACATCGCGCCCCGCGGAAATCTCGCGCTTGATTGCGCGCAGCGTCAAATCGTGCCGAGCTTTGCTGTTAATTGCCATAAAGATACCTCCTTAATTTTGCGTCATGGATGCAATCGCATCCTCAAGATTTTTGATTACGATATTCACGTCGCGCTGATACTTCATTTCTGCGCCAGCGCCATCAGTAACGCTGATGGTAGTCGTCGGGGCGTAGGTGGTCAGCGCCTTGTACGCGGCGATTTCGGCGGATGAAAGGGCGGTTTCGACGGGAGTTGCAAGCGATGTCCAAACATATACCTCTTTCGCATCGAGGAATGCTTTGAACTCGTCGAGGGTTGAAGAGCCTTTTTGGGCGTATGCAAAACCGATAAGATTGTTTTGATTTGCGATGGCGCCGCCGACAACTTCCGAACCTACGGTGGTTGAAAAGTGCGTACAAAGAACATTTGTCGCAGAAGTGCCAGCGAACCAAGCAAAGTATCTATCAACCTTTTGTCCAGACGTCTGCCAGTTGAGGGATGATGTTACCCTGATTTTTGTGATGCGTTGCAAATACACACCGCGCGCAAAATCCACCTCGTCGCAGACCCACTGCTGACCGTTTTCGTCCGTGTAGTTCCCGCCGGATGTGACCGGGATTCCCGGCAGCGCGTTCGGCGTTTGCAGCGTCAGCGTCTGCGAATTGTTCGCGCCATCCGACACCGTGACCGTCACCGTTCTGCCGTCACCCGCGCTGACAATCGGCACGGGCGCGGTCGGGGTCGGCACGCCGTTCTGCGTGCTTTTGCCGCAGACGCGCAGTCCGACAAACGGCGCAGCGAAAGAATCCGTCGTGGTAATCGACGCGCCGGACACGCTGCCAGACAACACATTTGCGCGCGCGGAAAGCGTGTTGGCAGTATTCGCAGCCGCGCGGATAGCGTCGCCAGCAGTTTTTGCGTCCGCGGCGCGGTTCTCCAGCGTCAGCGTCTTGTCCGTCACCAGCGCCGTGGGAATACCGCCATTCTCGCCAGCGCCATAGAGCGACAGAATCATGCCAAGCGTGCTTGCATCAACCATTAGTTGCCACCTCCAATCTTAATCCACGCGCCCTGCGCGTCCTTCTGCCACATCGCGCCGAATCCGGCGGTGTACGCCAAACTGCCGATGCTTCCCGACTTCCCCGGCTCTGTGCCATTGGAGATGTCGGCGGCGCTATCCAACATCCACTCAACATAGTCCGTGTGGATAGTCTCGCCGTTATTCCTGCGGATTAGATTCCACGCCATTCTGTGCCGCCTCCTTAATTGTGATGATGATGCCATCAGATTCAAGCCCGACATTGCTGCTTGCGTCAACCGCCTGGAATGCAACAATCCGCGTTCCGCTCCCGGTAGACTGAAACTGCTTTGTGAACGTTATCGTTTCCTGCTGCACGTCATAAATGCGCTCATTTACTGTGCCGTCCACAAGGAAACGGATTGATGCCGCGTTCTTCTGCGTTATTGTAAACGTCACGCTCTCGCCGACGGCGATTGTTGTTTTGGCTGCCTCAACGCTGATGATTCGGGGACGTTGCTCTTCAAGCGCTGATACGTCGTCTTTCCACGCTGCATACAGTTTGCTGTAGTTTTGTGCTGCGGTGTTTGAGCGATATGCACCCATTTGCAGCAGTTCCAGAAGCAACAATTTCTCTCCGTCCGTAATGTACTTGCCCAGAAATTGCTGTGCTGCGGATGTCGCACTTTCTGCCGCTGCGTTCGCGTTTGCTGCGGCGTTTGTGCAGTCTTGCATCTTTGCCAGCACCTTTGTGATGTCCGGCATAACGTTCTCCGGGTCGTACACCGTCCCGGTTGCCCCCGCAGCCACGCGTCCCTCAAGCCACAAGATAGCCGTCGTGTCCTCGCCGACCGTCGCCGTGACCATCAGGCGGAAACGCCCAACAACAGCATAGCAAGCGGCGGAAAGCGTTACAGATGCCACGCCGTCGTTGACCGCGCCTTGAAGAAGAATCGTCGGGTTATCGTCCGTGCTTGCAACACTGTCCAGTCGGATAAAACTGCCGACAATCGTTGCACTCGAATCCATGCTGTACGCCGCGCCATCCTTCTCAAACGCGATTTTCAGCGTGTGGGCGTTCGCCTCGCCCTGAATCAGCGCCGCTTTGAGCGGTGTCATCCGCAACCCGGCAGACAGATTGCAAGTATAATTTAACTCATTCATGCGTCCTCCTTATTCCGTTCCGGCGGAAATAAGTCCACTCTTGCCGCCCAGCGCCTCGATGATGCCGCTGATGCTCTTGCCCTCCGTCGACATGGTGACTTGTACCTTCTGCGGCTCAAGCAGCACGTTGTCCGCTTTGAGCGTGAGAATGCGCTCGTCGTAGCAACGCCCAAATTTAGGCATTGCAACCCGGCAGATGCTCCCCAGCCGGAAATGGTCGTAGGGCAAGCCGGTAATCGCGGACAGCTCCACAAGGGAAACGTCGATGGAAATTGGCGGGTTCTTCTTTTTGTCCAATTCCTTCTGTGCGTTCTCCAAAAGCGTCTTTTTGTCCGTGATGCTGTTATCGGAGTATTTGCCGCACACGATGCCCCACTCTTCGATGGTGTCCGCGTCGATGTAGTCCTTGCCATCGTTTACCGTGCCGACGGTGATGCCGTTTTTGCCGTATGCGTACATCCGTGTCACAAGGTCGTCGCGGTCGGTGCTGACGGTTGCGCTTGTCAACGCGCCGTTAAAACGCGCTTCGCAGGAGACGGTGTTTGGCATATTAACGAGGTTGAGCGTCCACGGATGGGTGGAGAAGTCGTACTGCCACCTCATTTCAGCGGGAGACAAGTCCTTGACGTTGTTGATTGCTGTCCAGATGTTCGTCCCCGCGTCGAAATCGTATGTGAGATGCTGCGATAACTCGCACGTTCCAATCTGCCAGCGCGTCTCCGGCTGGTAGGTGAGAAGCTGCGCCAGTACATCAACCGCGTCAACGGATGCGCTGCCGATTTTCAGCTGCTCCGGGAGAAGCCCGTCCATCAACGTGGAAATGGCGTGGTCGAGGTTGACTTCCTGCGTTGCGTAGTTGCGGAAAGTCTGAGTGTCAGAGCGCAGGCGGAAGATGCCGACGCTGCCGCCGATGTGGTACAGCTCCACAAACTGTGTTGCGTCCATCCATGTGCCGTCCACAAGCGTCATGCTCGCTGTGGAAATGTCGTTGAGGGACAGCGACAAGGACAACGCGGACGGGCGCAAGCGCTTGATTTCCCGCAGATTTTTGTCCAGCAGACGCGGCAAACGGACATTGTTTGTGTATGCCTTGCTTGCGTCAGGGTCGGGGATGATGCCTGAAACATAGTCGATTGTGAGGTAAATGTTGCTAACGTCTACGTTAAAAGTTCGCTCAACCGTATCCGTGTAAACTTTTTCCCACATTTGGAAGGATAGTGTTACAGTAAGGGACACGGTGCTTGCTCCGTCAGGAAGTGTTACTGTCGCAAATCCTGCCTCGTCAACGTGTACATCGTTTACGTCCTGCTTTTGTTGATTGCCCCAAAGGTCGCGCCGAAAATCTGCGTGTACTCGTGCGGATGTGATTACTGCGTCGGCTGGAAGAACAACCGGAAAAGTAACCTTTTTCCTACCGATTGTTGGATAGCCTTTCTCAAGCTGCCAACCAGTGGGATTTTCCACATTAGGGTTTACCACAACACGACATTTTATTTTGGACGTTAGGGTTACTTCCTGCGGTGTGCCATATGCTTTGTAGTTAATATTTCCGCCCCCTTGCAGTAACCGTCAGCGACAAAAGCCCGTCGCCGCTGAACGACACCTTATTGATTCCGGGCTTTAGCGTGATTTCGTCGGCGGACTGCCCGTTTCGGTTGCCCATCGCGGATTGCCCTGCCGCTGTGATTTGCTGGATGCCGTTATCGTCGTGTCCTATGCGGATTTCCTCGCCAGTCTTTACGCTGATGTTCGTCAGCGAGATTTTTTCGCTGCCGCAACTGATTGCAACGTTTGTCAGCGGGTCGATTGCCACAAAAACCGCTTCAAGTGGACACGGCACGTCCCCGCGATTGTAAACCGTCAGGATGCCACTTTTGCTTGCTTCAACTGTTTCCATTTTGGAAACAGTTGCTTCTTCCCACCATGGACGCTGATATGCCGTCAGCTTGATTTCCAGCGTGTCCGTCCATTTGAGCGCGGAAACACTCGCTGCCTCGATGCTGTCGATGTACAACCGCTGGTCCGGGCGGTATGACGTGCGCAGGTAATGTCCACCGCTGCCCCAGCGCATGATTTTACCGAGGACAAGCTGCCTGTGGATTGTGTTTGCTTCGTGAATCTCAACGGCAATTGTTACCGTGATGGACTGCCGAAGCTGCCCGGTGAGGTACATTCCCCCGCCCGGGCGTGCTTCGGTCGTCACGGCTTCATTCGGCGCGTCCTCCGAGATGTCGATGATGATGATGGACGGGTCGATATCTTCCAGCGCTTCCGCCCCCATCCACGCGCGATAGCGCGTAAGCATTATCAATCACCCCACTTTTTAAACATCAGGTTAGAGCGAATTATCCCGCCTATTGCGGAGTTGACATATGGCGCAATCGCTGTCGCAATCATCTTTCCGTCAACGGAGAAATTATTCTGGATTGTTGTTGGAGGAAGCCCGGAAACAGCCGTTGCAATATCTGCGGGATTCTCGATGCGCACCCAAAGCACCCCATTTTCATTGTTGGTGATGTTCGGAGCTGTTCTTTCTTTGAGTGCGGTTAGGTAGTTTTTCTGCATCGTTTCAAGCGTTGTGTGCATCTCGCGGATAAACGTCAAATTTTCCGCTACTTGCCTCCTGTTTTCGTATGCTTTATCTGCTGCTTCCTGTACCTTGTCCCAGTAGCCGCTTCCTTCGCGTGCTCGCCGATTCTCTTCCTGCTTTGCTTCGAGGACGGCAAGAACGTCGGCAAGCTCCTGCGGATTCGTTTTGGGATTTGGAGCCCAGTATTCCATCAGATGCCCGCCGACTGCAAGCGGTGCATCCGCAGCGCGCCCCTTTCCTGTGGAAATATCACCCAAGAAGTCGTATGGCGTAGTTCTGGTTTTGTATTCATCTAAGTGTCCGCCGACCGCAAGCCCTCCGTACTCGATGCCAGCTCTGCCTAACCCTGTGGAGATATCGCCAAGATAGTCATACGGGGTTTCGGTAGTCGGAATAGAAGAATCTGTTGTATACTTCGGAATTTTTGTCCCGATTTCGGTGTCAAATCCAAGGCTTTTGAGCAACGCGTTAATTTTCGGAATCTCTTCTTCGAGCGTCTGCTTCATGAGGTTGATGCCAGCCAAGAATGCAGTCTTGTTTTCCGCCATTGCCGCCGTGATAGCATCCGACTGGTTATAAATTTTAGAAAGCTCCGCAACCTTTTCTCGCATCGCTTGATACACTTCGTCCGTAGCAAGTGACAATTCGGTTGCGGTTTCGGCAATGGACTTTTCAGCTTCACGCGACCGCTGATAGTCTGCGTTTAACTGTGCGATTTCCTCCGGCGTTAGGTTGAGCAAGCGCGACAGATAAGCGTCGTTCTCCTTTGAGTAGGTTGTGAGCTGTTGCAAGATGCCAACGTCAACCCCCGATGCTTCCGCTTGCTTTATTGCATCATTGTAGGCATTGAGCGCATCCGCATTCGTCCCGTACCAACTAAGCACATTTTCCTTGCTGTAATCGGTATCGAGGAGCTTCTTCATTTCCTCCTGCGTGTGCGTTACCATGTAGCCCCTGCCCGACGCAACGCCCTTGTAGGATTCCTGCGCCTTTTTCAGCGTGTCCGCGCGGTAGGTGTCCATGTCTATCAGCGCGGTTTTAAGGTCTTCGAGGGCTTTCTTCTCGTCCTCGACCGCTTTGTTGAATTTTACCTGTTCCTCGACTTCTGGGTGTGCGCGTTTGTACGCTTCCCATTCCGCTGTTGCCCGTGCAAGCGCGGTCTGATTCTCGTTCAGCTCATCGTTGGTTTCTTCGATTTCCTTGTTTACGTTTTCAAGTTCGGTTGCGTATCCGCTCGTGTCGAATGTTTGCAGATTCATCGCTTCTGCAAGCATTTCCCACGCATTTTCTTGCACGTCGTTAAACGTATGATGGAAGTCAGAATAGAAGCCATTACGCGCTCTAATGATGTCGTTGTACTGCGAACTTCCATCAGGCGCTTCGCGCATAAACTCTTCCAAAGTATCGGCGAATGTATAGTCGCTGATGTCAGACATGGTACGAACAAACGACGAATAGGCGCTTTCTGCCGCATCCTGATATGCAGCTTTTACTTCCTCGGCGTTAGACCCCACAATTAGCGAGTTTAGATAATCTCTGCGTGCATATAGGGATTCGAGCTGTTTTTCCGTTTCATCAACTGCTGCTTGTGCATCGGTAACGGCGGTATCATGTGCACCATACAGCGACACGCCATTCACGGTATCCACATACTGTTTAATTCTTTCTGTGTTGCCCATAATGGCGTCAGATGTTAAATCAACGTATTGCGAAAGTCCCGGCATGACGTTTTTGAGGTTTTCGAGGGCTTCCTGCCATGCTTTCGTTGCCTTTACAGCTTCGCCGCTCTCCTGCTCCATGTTGCGCATGGAATTAACGATTGTGAGCGACTGCGCGTATGTCGCCTTTGCGTCGTATATTGATTCGTCCCGCTCTTGCATGATTTTTTCGGCTGTCGTGTACTGGTACGACTTGTCAGACAGCACGTTGTTAAGCAGCGAAATCGCGGGCGTTACAACGCCAAGCAGCCCCTTGCCGAACTCCGTCTTAATGCGGTCGAGGTTCGTTTGCAGCTTGCGCATTTCGTTCGAGAAGCTGTCCCCAGTTCGCGCGAAGTCGCCCTGAGCGTCCTTCGTGGCTTCCAGCAGATACTGATAGCGCAGCGTTGCTTGTTCCGCCTGCGACATCTTGTCAAACGCCTTTGTCATGCCCTTTTCGAGCGCAAAGGCGTTTAGGTTCGCGACGGACATGTTGATGCCCAAAGATTTTAACGGTTCTGTTTCCCCGGAGATACCGGAGCGGATTTTCTCAAATGCCGTGTCGTGGTCGAGGTTGTAGAACGACGCCATATCCGCCGCCAAACCCGCCATATCCATGGACATTTGCGTTACCTGGTCATCCGCGATGCCCATCGACTTAAGCATAGCGCCGATTGTTGACGTATACTGTTTCGCCTTGGTTTCCGTGATGCCGTAGGCGTTCAGCGCCTCCTGCGCCCACTTGTTGATGGTGTCCGCAGAATCCTCGAACGTCACATCAACAACGTTCTGCGTCTCTGTAAGGTCGGACGCAAGTCCGATTGATTCGCTGATTGACCCCGTGATGCCGTCGATAATGCTATTGATGCCGTTGACCGCCATGTTGGCAAGGAACTGTCCGCTTGCAATATCGCCAATAACGTCGAGTTGGCTCAAAAATCCGCTCAGCACCCCGCCGCCAGAATCGCCCGAACCACCGTTGCCGTCTGCCGCTTGCTGCAAAGACTGGATTTGCTGCTGCAGACGCTGTATTTCCTCCGTCGCTTGCGTAGACTGCTGCTGCGCTTGCTGCAGTTCCGCTCGAAAACGTCCACCGTCAAACGTCGGATGCACTGCAAGGCTATTGAGCTCCTGCTGAAACTGCTGCATTTCCTGCCGGATTTTATTAAGTTCTTGCGTGTATCCGCTTGTATCAATCTTGAAACTTGCGTACAACTCAAATGCTTCCGCCATCTTCTGCACCTCCCCTCGCCATTAGTCCGTTTATAATATCGTCGCAGATTTCCTCTGCTGTTTTTTGCTTTGTTTCGTGTTTTTCTTCGCCGAAAACGTCGCTGTATGACGGGATTTCAAGATTCGCGCCGCAGAACGACGAAATAGCAAGCACCGTCATCCACGCCATATTAGCCATGTAGCAACGTTTTGCTTCCTCCTGCGTTTCGTGCGCCAGAAGCACCCCCAGCGCGTGAACGTTTTGCGGGCGGTATTTGTATAACACAGGGATTACATGATGCACCCCAGACGAAGCGCAAAGGTAAAAAAAGCAAACAGCGAATCGAGCGTGTCCTTGTCCATCATGGCGGCAGTTTCGGTGAAGTCCATTTCTGCGACTTCCTCCGCCGTCTTGCCGTGCATCGCGCCGAGAATGCCCATCGTTTCCTTGGGATGCTTGGCGTACAAAATCGGCAGCATCTTCATCAGGATGTCGCGCCCGACAACGTCGCCCTTGCTCTTTTCTTCCACAAAGGCTTTCATTTCCTTGCTGTTTACCAGCTTGTCGATGTAGGGAATGGCGTTCGCCATCTGCTCAAATGCGGTTGCGGTATTCATGCGTTTTCCTCCTCAAAATTCACGAAAGTGCGGCAGGGTTCGCGCCCTGCCGCGTGTTGTTAGGCAGCAGGGTCGAAGAAAATGACCTCGCAAGGTGCATATCCGTCGGTTTCAAGCCCGTCCTGATGCGCGGTAAACTCCACCGGGATAGTGCCCTCGCCCTTGTCCGTCCACGTCAGCGTTGCGCCCGCCGTGTTCAGCGCGTTTTTAATGGCAATCAGCACATAGCCCTTCGAGGTGTCGCCCACCCAGACAAGGCTATCAATATAATCCGCATCCTTAATGTCGGTGCGAATCTTGATGGTGTGCTTCTTCTCCGTGTCCGTTACGTCGGCAGTGCCGAAAGACCGCTTAAGGTTGGTGGCGTTGATTTCCAGCAGGGTAGTCGTCAGCTTGATAGTCCAGCCATCGTTGACGCTGCTGCCTTTCCATTCCTCGCGCTTGCCGTCCGCCTCGATGCTGCGCGTGTTGGGCGTGCAGACGAACGTGCCGCCGCCGCGCGTTGCGCCAATCAGCGCAGAGCCGCTTGTCTTTTCGCGCTCCGTTTTCAGCAGCGCGCCCAGCGTCGCCGCGTCCGTGGCGGTGGAATAGTCAAAATTGGCGAGAAACATCCCGGCATTGAGTTGCAAATTCTCAAATGTACTTGCCCGAAGACCAGTCGTCATTTTTTACCTCCTATTAGGTGTAGTAAGTCACGATTTCGTAGTAAATCCGCCCGTAACAGACGCTTTTGAGCGTCGTGTCTACTTCAAGGCGGAAGAAGTTGCTATTATTGCGGTACAGGGTGATAAAGCCATCGTCGCAATAGATTGCAGTTCCCTCCGGCGGAATAGCGCGGCGAACCTCGTCAAGAATTGCCGCACGCTGCAAGTTTACATTGCTGCCGTTTTCCGCTTGACAGCACAGCGTGCAAATCATTGTAGATTTTCCGAATGCGTCCCCTTCTTGCACCTGAAACGCGAAGTAGGGAAAAGACGCTTCCTCCGGCACCGCGTCCTCGATGTATGCAGGGATGGGCTTGCCCTCGTAGGTGAAGCTGCTCCAAAACTTGTATAGTTTCCGCTGCAAGTCAATCACGCAGTTACCACCTCCGCGTCCGCCTCGCGGAAGTGCATATCGCTCTGCTCCGGCGTTGTCATATCCCGCGCGTCGGACGTGATGCGGAAGACCTTACCGTCGGAAATCCGTTTCACGCGGTCGTTCGGAAGCAGTTCCAGCATATCGGAAAACACGATGGTAAATAGTTCGCGGATGCCGTTTTGGTATGCAATCCTGGCTTCCGTGCTGCTGTTGCGGATGAATCCGGCACGGAACGGCGCGCCATCTGCCCATGTGACAACGATGCCGCCCATGCCGTCGGATTCCGTGCGCTTGTCAACGATGCAAGCGTCATCGAGAAAATCAGTCCACGCCATCAGCCCACCTCCGTGTACATATGCCTATACGGTCGCAGCTTGTCCGCGAATGCCGCTTGCCACGTCACAACGCCGTTGCTGCCAGTCGCCCGCGAATAGCTGTAATGCCCGAACGATTCCGAGGTGTATGCCCCCGTTGGGTTTTTCGTCTCGTACTCCGCGCACTCTTTTGCAATCTCAACAAACGGGCGCGGCGGGTACAGAAACCACAACGTGCCGTCGAAAGTTTCCTCCCCGTCCGCATCCTCCATTGCGCCAGAAACAAGGCTGTGAACGCCGTCGTTCCGAGCGCTGCCGCTGATGTATACATAGGGCGAACCTACATCAGGAACGATTTTACCGCCCGCGATGCGAATCTCCCCTGCGTACTTGCAGCGCTCAAAAAAGTTGTTACACTCGCGCATTGCCATTTCCAGCGTCACAGCCATGTTCCCACCTCCATTAGGTCGCCGCCGTCACCGTCGCGCTGCCGGAGCGAATCACGCGGTAGTCGCTGGTGCATTCCGCAACCGTCACCTTCTGCCCGGTCGCAATGGCAAGGTCAGACGTGCCGTCCCAGCTGCTCCAGGTCCGCACATTCTGTCCATAGGTCGCAGTCGGCGCGGTCGTGCCAGCTTTCACCTTGTACAGGTTGGAGCTGGATTCCTTCGCGGGGCTGACAGTCAGCGTCGTGTTGCCCTTGCCCGTGCCAGCGGCAGAGGAAACCGTCAACTGCCCCGTCGCCGCGTCCGTGATGGTTGCAATCCAGATACTCTGCGGATTGAAGATAACGGGCATGAACAAGCCGGATGCCCGCGTCCAAAGAACAACGGGGTCGTTCTCCACCCACTGCGACACCATCACATAGCGGTGCTGACCGGACTGATTGATGTTAAGCCCGGTGTTCGCGGTGTTGACCGTTTCTTCCGGGGTCTGTCCCCACAAGCCCGCGCCGATGCGCGTCATGGCGCTGCCAGTGCCGATGAACGTCATCTTGTTCTGCGGGAAATAGCGCTTGGTCGTGCGAATCGGTCGCCCGTCCGCACCGATGCCGCCATCAATGGCGTACTGCAAATCGTTAGTGATAACGCGGTTGATGCCGTACTCCGTGGAAAGGAACGTATCCAGCGCGGCGTTGCTCACATATGCGCCCTCGCTCAACGTGCCGTTGATGCGCTTCTGGACTGCGCTGTTTGCGCGAATCTTGTTGATAACCTTGCGGCTCGTTACGATGGTGTCCAGCGTCGTGCCAGCGTCCAGCGCGGTATCAACGACGAACTGAATCTGCGCAGGAATGTCCGCGTCCTCGCTGAAATCGAACGTGAACTCCGTCTGCTCCGGCTTCACGCCATAGTCGATGGTCAGGTCGAGGTCGTTTTCCTTGATGGTCATTTTGCCAGTCGCCAGAACCTCGTTCTTCGCAACCTTCGTGCGCGTCACAACTTGGTCGGCAAGCGTGATGCCGTCGCGGATAACGTAGTCATACATTGCGTCGTTCTGCACGCCGGAACGCAGCAGCGCACGCATACTCTCGGACTGGTTAATTTTTACCTTAATCAGTCCCTTTTCAATGCTGTGCGTATCGACGGGGATGCGGGTGGCGATTTTCGTCCGGCTGTCGAAGCTGTGGAAGTCAGCCATCACGGGAAGCTGGTACTGATTGGCAATCTCCTGCCACTTCGCCACAAGGTTTTCGCTGTATTCATCGGGAAACAGCGCATCAACCGGGTCATTCGGGCGGGTGACATTGCAGCCAACATCCAGCCACTCTTCCTTGGGGATAAGACCGAAAATATTGTTCTCAAACGACGGAATCGGCATAGTATTCTCCTTTCGTCAGTACGGGCGCACCGTCGCGGCTTCGGCGGCGATGAAGTAGAAGCCCTTTGCGGTCAGCGCGCTCTTTGCGGTGCTGGTAATGGAGACGGGCAGACGGCTCTCGTAAACCGTGCCGCGCGTCACGACGCTGCCGGGCATATCGCCGCTGGTAACGTCCACATCCTCGTACACGATGCCGACGGCAGTGCCGTCATTCGCGGGGTAAACAGTCCCCATTTTGACGTACTTCGCGCCGTTTTCGGCGGTTGTAGCGCCCGACTGCTTAATCTGCTTGGTTTCGCGGATTGCGTCCTCCGCGTTCTCAAGAAAATAACCGGGCTGGTAAACAGTCCCGGTCGCCTTATTGGTGAAACTCATTTATTTGCTCCTTCCGGCGCAACTGCGCCATACATATCTTGCGCGTACTTCGCCGCCAGTGCTGCGGCGCGTCCGCTGCCGTGCGTGGCATTGCCGCCGCTCGGCGGGGTTGTGGGGGGTGTACCCTGCTGCTGCTGCGTGGAGAAAAGGTCGCTATACTCGCCCTTGAGCGCGTCAATCAGCTTGTCGCCGTCCTTGATTGCGCCCTTGTCGTCGAGTTCGATGCCGTCCAGTCCGCGCTTTGCCATCACGAGGTCTGCAAGTTTCTCCTGCATCCCCTTGCTTGTCAGCAGCTTTCTTGCGGCGGTTGTCAGCGTCGCGGTTTTCTTTTCCGTTTCCACCTGCTGCTTGTAGGCGTCGAACGCCTCCTGAATCTTCTGCGCGTCGCCGCCGCTCTTCTTCGCGTCGGCAAGCTGCTGTTTGAGCGTGTCGCGTTCCGTGGTCAGCGCTGCAATCTGCTGCGCCTGTTCCGCGTATTTGTCACGCTCCGCCTTGATGTCGTTGATTGCGTCACTGTGGGCTTCCACAATCGCGTCAATCGCTTCATCAGGCACGTTCAGGGCTTTCAGGCTTTTTCTGGTGAGGATGTTCATGATTCAATCTCCTTTGCTTCGGGGCGCGGTGCTTTGCGCCTTTGATTGTTTGCGGAAATGCGGTGCCTTGCCTTTCCGCGTATATGTAAACAGCGCACGGCGGTGCTTTGCCATGCGCTGATGTTGCTGTAATTAGTCCATATTCTGCTTGATTACGTCCGCCATGATGTCCACAAGGCGTTCCGCGTTTGCGGAATCTGCGAACGTGTCCGTCATGAACGGTCTGCCGGGGGTGTATCCTCCCGGCATGACGCGGAACTCGCCTTTGTCGCCCAGCTTGGGGAAGAAAACGGCGTGTCCGGCGTGTCCATCGTGCACATAATGCGCGTACTCAACGTTTGTGCCGATGGTTACTTCGTTGTTGTCAGGGTCAATGTCGGCGGTGATGCTTCGTGCAAGGTTGCCCGTGTCGTAGACTTTATGCTCATAGCCAGTAACCATCTTCTCGCGCACCATGCCGACAGCTTCTTGCCCAACAGCCAAAAGCCCGATTTCCATCGCGCGTTTCAGCTTCTCGTTGATTTCCTGCGTGTGGTCTACGAACCCGATCATTCCTTTTCCTTCTTTCGGATGTTGCCGTCTTCGTCCACATACTCGGTGGACAGGATTACCTTTGGCATAATCATGCAGTAGCAATTGATTGTTTCCGCTGCGCTTCCGTTCGGGTCGCCCGGAAAGCGGATGTTGCTGTTCGGGAAACACTCGCCTTGCTTTGCCATCTTGCCATGTCGTGCCATATGCGCTTCACGGCTATTCTTGAAGCGGCAGAACCACTTGTTGTAAACCGTTACGCCTTGGTCTGCGGCTTCTTGCGACGCGGCGTAACTCGCTTGACTTTGTGAGCGCGTCCGCTCTGTCTGCGCCACGCGCCGCGCTTGCCACTCGCTCTGCCCCGTGATGTCGCCGATGCGGTTCATCAGCTTCTTCCGGTCCTCGCCCAGCGTAGATGAAAGCGCCAGCGCATTTTGCAACTTGTGGCGAATTTCGATGTTCTGTCCAAGATTTTTGTATGCCAGCTTCGTGAATGCTGTTTCGTTAGCGGCAAAAATCGCCTTGATTTCGCGTTTGTTCGGTTGCGCGAACGACACCTTGACACCCGCGCGGTCTGCTTGCGCCTCGATGACGGTTTGCGCCTCGCCTAAGCTGTCGGCGTACACGTCGCCCATCGTGTTCCGGATGTCGTCGGTTGCTTTGCTGCCTGCCTTGCAGATTTCCTCCATGATGACTTCTTCCACGCGGTATTGGCGGATGAGTTCGCGGACAAAACCCGCTTTCCACTGCTCCACCTTTTCCGGCGTGTCGTAGTACGCGGGCGGCTTTATCTTGCCTTCGTCCACTTGCTGCTTTTTCCGCAAGAAGTCTTTCAGGCGCTCCGTGGCGATGTCAAGGGCTTCCTGATACATCTGCTGGATGCGCATTTGCAGCGCGGCTTCTCGCAAATCGTTGCGCTCCACGTCCGTCACGGCTTACCATCCTCTCCCTCATCAAAGAGTGAGAGCAAAATAGGTAAGATAAATCGAATCACCACAAAACCCCAACAACCAAACAAGAGCCAGCCTGGAACGATGACGTTATTCGCTGCCAACACTTGCAGAATCACCGTCAGATACAGCATTTTCTTCCTCCTCGTCTGTCTTCTGCATTGCCTGTTGCGCCATGCGGAGGCCCAAAAGAGATTCTTCCTCCCCGCGCTTCATGATGTCGTCGATTTCCTCCGGCAGAATCATCGGGTTCAGCTTCAATCGCGTTTCCTTGTCCAAGTCGCCCTGCGCGGTGTAGATGTTCTGGATGATTTCGCTTTCGTTGGCAATCGTCTGCCGCTTGAAGCGGATTGTTTCCGTCTCAACGCCCAGAATCCGCAGCAACTTTTGTACGAAATCAAAGCACTGCCATTCGTAGGCGTTCGCCTTCAAGTCGAGGTTCGCCATGCTCGCCCGGATGGCGACGTTCGTCAGGCTGCCGCCTGTCAGCTCCGACACGTCCAGCGCCATATAATCGCGATAAAGCTGCCGTTCAAGCAGTTCCAGCGCGGTTTGACGCGCGGCATACGGCACTTCAAACGTCTCCGGCGTTACCGTGCTGGATGACGTGCCGTCGCTGATGTTCGCGATTGCTTTCAGGCGATGAATCTGTTCAAGCATCAGCGCCACTTCGTCGAAGTTGCCCCCGAAGTTGTTCAGAACCCAGTAAACATCGTTCGCCTTTTCCAGATTGTTTCCAAAGTCGGAAAGAACGATGTCGTACAAGTCGATTTTTGAGCGCATCGCAAGCGTCAGTTCCGTTTGTTTCTTGTCGTTGGCGTACAGCGGAACAATCGGCAGGGCACTATAATTCTCCTCGGCGATAAGACGTTCGCCTGTGATGTCCCGCGCATACGTCCGTTTGTAAGCGCGTTTCTCCTGCGCAACCTCCAAATCAGAGGCATTTTCGCGCGTTTTGTAGACCGTCACGCCGTCCGGCTCGAAAACCCGCGCCATCAGCGGCTTGTCGTCGCCAATCTGCCAGAACTGCACACCAACCATCGGTTCGCCCGTCAGTTCGTCCAGCAGCGCCACAAATCCGCTATTTTTGTCCGTGTACGCACGCAGAATCTCAACGTGGTCGAGATTCCAATAGCCCCAACACACGCCATGAACAAGCGCATAAAGTCCGATTTTCGCAAGTTTCGTATCGAACCCGGTGCCAAGCTTGCCCTTCATCGCGTCGTCTTCCAGCTCAACGCCATTGCCAAGCAGATAATTAGCCTGTTGCATTGTAAAGCGGCGAAAAAAGTCGCTGTAAATACGCTGTCCGGGTACTGCTTCCGTCGCCGTCCCCTTCTTCTTTACTGTTTTCCCGTCGGCGGTTTTTTGCTCTGATTCTGATGTGGTTGCTCGCAGCACGACTTTCGCGGAAACGGTATCGTTCTGCGCTTCATAGTATCGTTGCGCGATGCCCGCCTTATCAAAGTCCTCGCTGTGCTTGTACGCACCAATAACCGCCAGCGTCGCCTTTCCCTTATCCGGCTCGTTCTGCCAGTCTTGCCATGTGATTTTTGTAAACATCTGTATCACCCCCCAACATACAAACTCGCGCCGCTCCTATCGAGAATCCGGCAGCAGCACGCGGCGCTGTCCGGCGCGTCGTCGTGTTCCGCGTCCTCGGTGTAGTCCATAATCTGCGCAATATAATCCTTGTCCGTGCCTTCCAAAAACACGATATTTCCCCACCACTTTTTGAGGTATGTGCTGATTTTTAGGTACTTGTTCATTTTTTCCGGGTATGCGCGTACTGCCATGTTTCGGCGGCGCAATTCCCGCGCCAAATATCCCTTGTCGCCGTTTGTCTCGCAGTAAATCGGCGCGCACATTAGGCGCTCCGTCTCCGATTGCAGTGCGTCCATCAGCGTGTCAACGTGTTTGCGCCACAAACGCCCGTACAGATAAAGCGTGTCGCCGTCCCGCTTTGCGCACGTCAGTGCGGTGTAGTCCTCGCCTCCGTAGGCAGCATCAACGTGCGCGATGCCGTCCCGCAGCTTCTCAACCTGATTGCAATATTGTGGCATTGTCGTAAAAAGTGCGCCTTCGGAAGCCGCCCACAACCCCAAAATATAGCGTTGATAAAAAACAGTCCCGGAAAAATCTCGCTTCATGCGCTCTTTGACTGCTTCATCAAGTTTCGGGTTGTCGTCGATAGTGTACGTCTGTATATACCAATCCTCGCCCGCTCTGTCCAGTTCACGTTTGAACCAGTGCGTTGGACCCTCTGGATTGCACGTCAAATCGCATCTGCTATAAGCCTTGTCGAGACGGCTTTTTAACATGCTAAACACGTCAGGATTCCATGTCACCACTTCATCGCCGTAGCAATATTTTACGCTTGCCCCTCGCAGTCTATTGACGTGCTTCACATTATCAGCACCAAGGCAATACACTTTTTCGCCAAATATTTGAGCCGTATTGTCCGCTCCAATATCGCCAACGAGTTCAGCACCCCATATCATCTGCATAGGTTCAATCACATTACGTTGTAACGTGCCTTTCGTGTTTCCGAGAATCACATATAATCCTTCAAGCCCGCGAACCTCCCGGATTCGTTTTGGAATCAGCCAATAGTCACCATATGTTTTTCCGCTTCTTGTTGCTCCAACCTTGACATTCCAAGTCTTTACAGCACAACGCCGATACTCATTTTGTTTTGGAGTCAATTCAATGCAATTGTTCACTTGTCCGACACCTCATCGAGATGCTTCATGATTTCGTCAACTTTACTCAATTGCCCTTGTTCATAAAGTTCCGGGTGGTCTTTCTGCCCTAAATACTGCCTACCAAGCCATATGAGCATCGACACATTCCCGCTTTTGGCGCATTCCAATTGCCAATGCCGCAAATTCGTGCATAAATCCGCTTGACCAGCAGCAAATGCTTCATGTACGTCCTTTCTAAAAAAAAGTGTCTTTTTATTAAACCCAAGCGCTCTTGCTATCTGTTCGGCGGTATTGCCTTCGGCAGCAAGTTCGCGAACTTCTTCGAGGTCAACTTCAAGTTTCGGTCGCCCTCTTTTTCCTGCCACCGTTCCTCACAGCCTTTCGCGCAATTACTTATTTTGCTGCACAACAAAGGGGATTCCGCGCATTTACGGAATCCCCTTTGTTGCATTTAGGTGTTCGATGCTCTTGCAGACAGTTTGCTTGCCGATGTCCTGCGCGTTCGCCCATTGCTTGCATTTGTCATAATGTCAAACATGGATAATTGCACGCCACCCGCGACGCTGCTGTTCCTGCGTCTTGCCATCGCTACCACCTCCTGCTCTTATTGTGCATCAGGTATTGGATGCACGAGCGAGCATAGCGCTGCGGACGCGACGGGACGCTTGCGAACGCGACCCTCTGCCGGAAACGCCAGTAACCGCATTGATTCGGCGCTGAATAGCAGTCATGCTTTTCACCTCCTTTCAATGTTGCAATAGTAAACCGTGCGCGGCTTACAAATCACGCGCACGGTTACAATATTCTTTATCATACGGCTTTACCTTCGCAAAATCGAGGTCAGGTGTCTTGATTGCCTTTCGGTATGCTCGCGCCATGTCCTTCCCGTCGATGTACTTCACGTCTGTTTCCATCCCGATTTTTTTCAAAAACTCTTCCTTCTGCTCCCGCGACGTGAAACACACGCAGAACCAATATTCGGTATCGCACATATCGCGAAAGCGCTTACTTTCGGCATTCATGCGCTCCCGGAATGATTTTTCCACGTCTCCGAGTTCTTCGAGTGTTTCCTTCTCCAGCTTTTCCAAAGTGTCTTCTTCTTGCGGATTTTCTTCTTGTCCCTTGTTAGCCGCGTTCTTCTTATCCCAATACCCCATCTCGTTCACCCCTCCTGAAAAATTCAAGTTCTGCAAGCGGATACCATTCCAAAATTCGCTTGTAATCTTCCGGGAAATGCTCCTTAATTGGCTTCAAAAACCTGTAGTCTAAACCGTCAAACGTTCGCCCGAACATATGGTAATCTATCGGTAATTTCACGCACGCCCGGTCAATCTCTCGAATCAGGTCTTCTTTTTTCCAGTCATACACCGGATAAAACTTCTTTTGATTGTGGTTTATTGCTCCATGCGTCATTATCCCAATTCTACGCATCGGACTATCCGCCATTCGGATGCCAGTTCCGACATAAGCAGCGGACGGGAGATGCCCGCACTGCCGGACGAGTTCGCCAACCATAAAGTCATCATACTCTTCTCCCGGGAGGTTAAGCGCTTCGATTTTTGTCACATGCTCCGGCGGCTGGAAGACCATGCAGCGCATGAAGCGGTACAGACTTCTGTGGGGGAGTCTGTAAATCCTCGTCTGGAAGAAATCTTCATAGTATTTTAGGCTATCTTCAACGAACGACAGTCCGGGGACCACATAGCAATAATAAGGTACGATTTTTCTGAAATAGCGCCGCATTTGTAACCATGCGGCAATGCTATCCTTACCGGTGGAAAACGCCAGAATCGCAGTATCGCATTCTTGCGCCATCTGCTCACAAAGCTCTGCCCCGCTTTTGTAGCTAAGTCGGTCATACATTCGCGCGCCCATCTCCTTTCACTCTCTTGCTGCTTTTACATTTTACATTATATCACGAAAATTACTCTCATAACTCTCATTTTTTTATTTCTATATGTTTTGTTCTTGCTTTATTTTGATTTCTGGAGCGTTTGCAATCAGGTGAAATATTTTTATGATTTCGCAGTCGTCGCAGCCGAAGAAACTTCCTTCGTTTGTGCATCCCGCGCAACATTTTTCGTCAATCCATATGTGCAGCGTTTTTCGCTCAATCAGTCGCATCCCGTCGATTTTGATTGCTGGTATGCTCTCGATTATGTCGCGTGCTTTGCAAACCTTGCAACGGTTGCAAATGGAAAAATGCTCTTTGTTTGCACACCTTTCGCAATCCGACGCGCAAACTTCCTCTCCCAGCGCGTTCGCGTCGATATATCGCAATTTGCCCTCCTTGCTGGTGTACGATGCCCGCCAGCAGGCTTGTTGTTAGGCTGTCTTGATTGCTTCCACCTGCTGCTTGGTGAACAGGTAGGCGGTTGTCAGGAAGAACTCGCTATTTTCTTCCTTTGCGTCAACGGTCTTTTCGTCCTTCTTCTTGCGCGTCTTGGGCTTCCAGATGCTCACGGTCAGAGCGGCGTGTTCCCCTTTCTTGACCATGTACCCGTGATTTTTCCACTCGGCGAAGGTGTGAATCGGGAGGCGCAACCCGTTCATGATGTAGGCTGCGGCTTCCTCTTCGGAGAAGATGCCCGCGCTGATGGCGGACTTGACGATGATTTCTTCGTTCGACACGGTACTTGCTCCGCCTCTTACTTCACGATGACGGTTTCCCAGTCGGTGAGGACTGCGGTAGTCCCGAAGCAGTCGTTGGCGATGCGCTTGTACTCTCCAGTCCACGCGTCGCGGGTGTAAGTCCAGTTGCGGGTGGTGTACTCCATGTTGCGGTTGAGGGTTTCCAGCGCCTTGGTGCTCAGCTTGATGGTCTTCATACTCATTACCTCTTTCTGTCGGGGGCTTTATTTTGTACCGCCCTCCTGACACTATTATTATAGCATATACTGCTGTATATGTCAAGGGGCAAATCACATTTTTTCGAGATTTTTTGCAAACTTTTTTACGCAACAAAAAAGGCGCACCCCAGCGGATGCGCCCCATGCTATTATTTTTTTTTGTTTGTAATTATCTCACGCCCTATATATGCGTTTACGGAATCAACGATTAGCTGCGCCACCGAGAGACCACGGCGCTTTGCTTCTTCTTCCAGCGCCTCTTTGCTCCCAGCGCGAACGTCGAAGCGCACCGTCTTGATTCCTTCTTTTTCGCGATACTTCTTCATCGCGCGGACTGACACGTCACCTTGGTAGTACTCTTTCCTCATTGCCACAACCCCTTTCGGGGATATTGTAGCATAGGATGGTTGATTTTGCAAGCTGTTACTTTTCACGCTTCACCTCTACGATGAACCCGATTTCGTTGCCCTCCCTTTCTGCGATTGTTACAAGTTTCCCATCCAGCTTTGCAAGACGGCTGTACACACAGCCGCCTTTTTCGAGCTTCTCGCCATTCTTTAACTTCCTGTATTCTTCCTTCGTCAGCGTCACGTTCATCTTACCCTCCTATCCGTGGATTCCTCAACTTTCTTGGGCATTTGCCAAATGATTTGCGGAGACTTAAACCAACCGTCATGGTAAAACAAAGTGCCGTTATAGTAGCGCAGGGAATAGCCCGGACGGAATGTCCACGCGTTCAGAAGGAATGCGACTTCATCATGGTACTCCGCAGGAATCCTATCGAGCATTGATAATGTATCCACGGCAATATCACACTGGAAAAGACACTCCTTTTCCTTGATACGGCACGCAATCATGTACCGCGCTTCAACAAGCGCCTCTTCACGCGTCTTGAACACCTTCCGCTCGCAAACAGAGGAGCCGCCAATCCCCATGTTCCACTGCGGAACAGAACGCACAAGCCGATAAGAAGTCTTGTTTACTTCAACATCAACTCTCACCTCTGCGTCATGATTCGGAATGAGCCAACCACGCTTCATGCACGCCATCAGGGTTTCTGATTCAGAAGCGTTCTGTTCGTGCTGTACTTTCACAAACGTATTGAACGCATCGTACTCTTCTTGACAAAACTGCTTGCGTTTTCCGTACAACTTATCGTAGTCACGATAGGATTCAACAACCCCTTTGGGAATCTTTTTCCACGATTCGTCCGAATGAAACGCACACGCTCGAACGCCATCGTAAAGGGTAAAGTCCCACAAAGTGTACTTTTCGCCTCGCCAATTGCCGTGCTCATCTTGATATGTAAACAGAGCGAAATGTGCAAGTGGCGTGAATGTCTGACTGACACGAGCATCTTCCATCTCATAGATAGCAGCCGGGTAAAAACCAAAGAAAGCATCCATCAAGCAAGACCTCCTTTGCGAATGAAATACGGGCAGATAAATCCATCCGAACCAGTGCTTTCATCCGCCCAATATCTGGTTTGTGAGGTTTTCCTTCCTCTTTCTGTCCGGGGTTCTTTTTTTGTACCTCCCCTTGACACTATTATTATAGCATATACTGCTATATATGTCAATGGGGAAATCACATTTTCTTCGGTTTTCTGCAAAGAAAATCGCGCACCTTTCGATGCGCGACCGCCTTATTCCGCGCTCTGGATTTTCCGTTCCGCGTTACCAATCACGCGGAAGACGTGCTGCTCGGAATACGCCAGATTGTAGCTGATTTCCCGGACGCTCCTTCCCTCCAGATACCGCATCCTCATGCACTGCACTTCCAGCGAACTTTCCAGCGCATCCACCAGCGGCGCAAGCTCTTCGCGCATCCTGCACAACTCATCCCAGATTGCTTTTTTGCGCTCCAGCGCCTCGACGCGATACAGCAACCCTTCCTCCGTGCTGTTCATACTCCCGCCCCCGCGCGGCGCGTCGCTGATTGTCCGCGTCAGCTTCTGCGCCCGGATTCGTGCCTGTTCCGCGCGCAAGCAAGCCATAGGATACCGCCTGATGAGATACCGCATCCGTTTCAAGTCAACCATTTTTCCCTCCCGCAACCGCCCGCGATTATTTTACCCCTTCAAACACCTTTACAATCGATGTATAGAGTGCCGGGCGAATCTGTCCGCTCATAAGCTCTGCATACAGCATGTCTTGTACCTTCTCGATTGCTCCGTTTGCCTCCTTCTCGCCGTTTAGCCTCCTGATTGCGTCCTGCGTCGCCCTAACTTTGTAGGCATCGTGGCAGCTTTTGCATCCGCGCGAAACGTTCCCCGCAAGTCGCTTGACGTTCTTTTTCAGCTCTTTCTCCAGCCAAAAAGAGTAGCGGATGTCGTCTGTGTTCAGCATTGTCTCACTCTCCGTCCATATATCGCATAATTGCATCAATCGCTTCTTGGCAGCCCTTTGCCACAATGCAGCGGTAACCCTCTGCAGTTAGCATCTTCATGCGCTCTTTCTGCGATGTCGATACCGTCCCGCCCTTTCGCCGTTTCATCTCGATGAAAAGCCCATGTTCGCGTCCATTGGAGACGGGCAGGAAGATGTCAGGCACTCCTGCACGCGTCCCGGTTCGCTTCATCCTCGCGGCGGTTGCTTTGGCGCGATAACCGCCGTTCGGGATGGCGAACATTCCTTTTAGCCACGGCTTCGTTGCGCTTTGAGCATCCGCCCAGCGGAAAAGGGCTTCCTGCTCTTCGTCCTCCGTCGGGATTACATCGGCATAAAGAGATCGCCGTGTAGTCCGCACTTTGGATTTGTACATTTTACCCATGCGCCTCCCTGAACATCAATCGTAGTGTATCGCTTCATCACTGCGTTGCAAACCGGGCAGATTGACAGCGCGTTCAGCCAATCTTGCTTTTCGACCATGCTCCCCCTCCTTTCTGCGCCTTGATGCACATAGCGGCAACCTGCACAGCTTCACAAGGGTAAGTACCCAGTTTTTGTTATTGTTCATCTTTGTCCCCCCCACGGCGTTTTCGCCATTTCTTCCAGCGTGGGTTTTCTCAACCAGCACCGTCCTTGCGTCCAGTCAATGTTTTCGTCGCAAAGATTGATGGTTTCGCATCCCCTACCATAAGCGTACATATATTCTACCCATCCCGGTTCAAAAACCTTTCCGTCGCGAGATTCGCACCATATAAAACCGGTGTAGGATTTTAGTTCGGTCGGAGTCAGCACGCGGTTTGGCTCTTGCCAGCGCTTCATAGCCTTTTCGCGAACAACTTCATAAGCGTCTTTCTCTGTTTTCTCTCCATAAACGAACGGTGCAACCGACCAGCATTGAGTACAAGTCGCTTGCGTGCACCACCCTGCTTTTGCGCCCACTAAAGATGCATCGTAATCGTTTTCGTGCGCGAATATCGGCTTTTCGATTCTTAGTTCTGCGCCGCAGTACGGACAGCGCGGCATGGGCTTTTTCTCACTCATTCCCGTCCCTCCATTCTTTTTTTTGTTCTTCCTCTGTCGGCTTTCTTAGCCAAAACCGCGTTTTCGTGAGCTCTTTCGGCTCTTTTATCAGTTGCATTATTGTCGGTTGCGTCGCGTCATACGTCCACATTGGCGATTCCAGCACGATGAAGAAGTCGAAGAAATCATTTTCCGCGTACCAGCACAGCAGATAAAGCGAATCACCATCTTGCAGCATCGACCACACAAGACGTTCTTGTCTCACCTCTTCCATTGTCAGTTCACGATTGCAAGGATTGCAAAAAAGACTTGTCGCTGCTTTGTATGCCTTGCTTTCTGCCTCTTCCGTGCTTTCGGCGTATACATGCGGAGAATCCACGTCGCAGTTGGTACAGCGATAATACGCTTCGTAACCAGCGCCGTTTGGCGTGAATTTTTTCAGGCGCATCATGTATCCGCACCACGGGCAACGTGGCAGATTTTTGTATTTACTCATCGTCGCAATCCTCCTTCGGTTCATCCGGGTACGGAATCCAGTGTGTGATGCTCACAGGCTTGCCGGGGTACATTTTGTCGCAAAACTCTTGCGTATCTGTATAAAAATACAAATTGGTATAATTGCAATGTTCTTTCTCGTCGAAACCAAGAACATACATTTCTTTCGACGGAAGCACCTTGTCCACGGAAAACCATTTCGACGCTCTGCGATTCCACTTTTCAACCACATCAGAATACTTCTTCCCTCCAACAGCGCTCTGTTGGCAATGCAGGCATAAGCAGATCCAATCTCCAGCGAAATACGGCATCCCCATCAAAATCATTGTATTTGGAGCTTGGTATACATCAGGACTTCTTCCACAGAACGGACACGGTTTCAGATTACAATCCTGCATTCTTCTTTCTCCTTTCGTCGTTGTTCCACGCTCTCACGGCTTCCGTCTTTGTCCTTTTCGTTCTCCCTGCCCATCCGCATATGCACATCACACACCACCCGTTTTCGCCGAGAATTGTATGCCACATTTCGGGATTCTCGCGTCCGCAATTCGGACAAGGTAGCCTTTTTAGTAACATTGCGCACCATTACCCCCTAAACTTGTTGATATAGCGGCGACCTCTTGCGTAATCCAGCTCTTAAAGGTTTTTGCTTCGGGCTTGCTGCTACCGAGAACGAGAGCATATAGACCGCTTTCGCTGACGCAAGCCAATTTGCGTTCTTGGAACGTTCCGTTCGAGCTGGTATGCGTTAAACGCACTGTAACTCTTTCGTCCTTATCAAGGCGGCTCGTCGCTGTTGGGTCGATGACCAGCGCTCGACAAATGTCAATCGTCACAAACCACAGTTTTTGTTCTCCCTCTTCGATGAACACTCGGATGTTCCCAAACTGTTCGCTTTCCAAAATGATGATTTTGTGCATGACTTCCATCCTTCTATTCCTTTTTTAGGCAAGTATATCGCATGTGCGGCTTGTCGAAGCCAAGATGCACAAGCCCCGTTGCGCCGTTTCTGTTCTTCCTGATTCTGCACGTCTGCCACGTCAACCCGTTCGCTTGGCAATTGTGGTACATCTGCCATCTGTCGCTGTTCGCGTCCTGCGGCTCTTCCGGCTCGTGCAGGATGAGAAACACGTTCGCGTCCTGCTCAATCGCGCCGCTGTCTCTCGCTTGTGACATATCCGGCTCGCTTCTTGTCGACTTGCCGAATCCCTTCTCGCTTTCGCGGTTGAACTGCGTCATACACAGCAGCGGAACGCCTAAATCCATCGCCATCAGCTTTAACTCGCGGCTGATTTGCGTGACTTCCTCCGTGCGGTTTCCGCACTTCTCATCGGCTCGCATGAGCTGGATGTAATCAACTACAATCAGGCTCAACCCCTGCTTGCTCGCCTTCATTTTCGCCGCTGCGTTGCGGATTTGACGCGGTGTAACCGCTCTTTCCTCGATGGTAACTGGTAAATCTGCAAGTGCCTGATAGCAGGGCGAAATTTGCGCGAAATCTTCTAACTCCATCTTGCCCGTGGAAATTTTCTGCAAGTCCACGCCGGATTCATTCGCCATGAATCGCGCCGCAATTTCAACCGGGTTCATTTCCAGCGACACAAGCAGCACCCCGCCGCCGTGCTCCGCAACGTACTTCGCCATGTAGATAGCAAGTGACGTTTTACCGACACCCGGACGTGCGCCGATGTAGATTAGCTGCCCCGGCTTGAAGCCGCCCAGCATCACGTCAAGGTCTGCGATTCCACAAGTTACGCCCTCCTTCTTGTCGAAAGAATTCGCAAGCATGAGCGACGCTTCGTGCATCGTAACCCCGTCGTTGACAGCGGTTGACGACTGTGCCGCCGCCGCGCAATCCGCTTGCAACGATTCCACCGACGCGCCCGGATTTCCTACATCTTGCAGGATTTTTCGCGCCAGCGTCGCCAGTTCGCGGCGTTTCGCGCACTCTGCCAAAATCGCTATGTACTGCCGTGACATGACAGGCGAAATACCCATCTGCACGCATTGCATCAAGAGGGCGGTATCTTGGAAGTCGCATTGCACTTCTGCATCCAGCGTCACAAGGTCAACGTTTTTCCCCTGCTTCACAAGGCGCATGATTCCGCGCTGACAGGCTTGCATCTGCTTTAAGCCAAAGAGCGCATCAGGCAGAGCGGCGACCTCTTGCGCCACGATTGCATCTTGCATTGCCAGCCCAATCAGACTTTTTTCCGCGTCCTCGTTGATGTATGCGTCCATCTTTAACTACTCCACGCTTTCGCTAATTCTTCCAACTTCACCCGTACCTCTGGATGCTCCGTTTGCTGGTTTTTGACGCAGCTCAGGAATACATCTCTTTGCTTGACTTTCGGCGGCTCGTGCACTTCAATTTCATCCGTACTATTGATAAACCTTATCGGGTGCTTTTCCGCCTCAATCCGCGCTTGCTCTCGTTGCGCTTCTTTTTGTTTTTCTTTCGCGCGTCCGTTGATTACGCCTTTGAGGTATCGGATGTTAGGCTTCCCAGATTCTCCGGCGATTTTGACGCATTCCAGCACCTCTTCCGCGCCGTTGTCCGCCACAAGCTGGTTGAGCGTCTCCATCGTCGCCGTCGTGTCGGGGAATCCTTGCCGTTGTGCTTCGTCCAGCACATCGTTTGTTCCCTGCTGGATTTCTGCGGCTTCTTCGTCGCTGATGAAGGGTGCAGGGGTATGTACTTCGAGCTTTTGCTCTGGTTCGACGTTGAGCGATGCCTGTGGCGCTTCGTGCTGCTGGATTTCTTCGGACTTTGCTTTCTTCGGACGACCGCGTCCGCCCGCCTTGCCACCTGCGGAACGCACCTCGTGAATCTTGCATACCTTTTCACATTCTCGCAATAGCGCAAGGTACAAAAACGCTGCGTTTCCGTCCGGTTCTACATCCTCTCCCGTCGCCACATAATCAAGAATGGCTTTAAGCGCACGTCCGGCTTCTTCGTCGGAAAGTCTCGCGATTTCCCGGCGCATGGCTACTTGCACAGGCACATACTCAAGCTCCATTTGCTACCTCCATCAGCCGCCGTTAGAACGGCAAATCCTCATCGTATACCGGGGTGTACTGCGGCGCTGGCGGTTGAGCCGCCTCATGCGCCGTCTGCGGTGCATCATGCTTCGCGCTGTCCAGAAACTCGACATCTTGCGCGAATACTTCCAGCGTCGCGCGTGTGCTTCCGTCGTTGGCGTTGTATGTGCTGACGCTGACGCTGCCAATCACGCACACCTTGCGCCCCTTGGCAAGGTACTTTTGGCACGTTTCCGCTTGCTTGTCCCAGACGGAAACGCGGAAAAAGTCTGCTTCCGTCCTTTCGCCCGGTTTCGCGCGGCGATTGACCGCAACCGTGAAGTTGGCGACACTCTTGCCGCTCTGCGTCGTGCGCAGCTCAACGTCCCGCGTCAGATTCCCGATGATTGTCAACTTGTTCATTGCTTTTCCTTCCCAGCTTGTACAGCTTAGCTATTTTCTCGTCGATTTTTACTGGCTGAATGTGGTACTTCTCGTCGAAATCCGCCTGTGCCATCGTGTGGCACTCTGTGTGATGTACCCGGCAAAGCGGTACGCAAGTCAGCCCGATATGATTGATTTCCGTGCGGTCTGCGCCCATGCCGACGCGCTCCCAGTGATGCAAGTCTGACGGTCTGCGTCCGCAAACGGCGCATTGCTTGTGCATCACGCAAGCATAGATATACGCGCCGATGTCCTCCGCATACTCCACAAGCGGCTGTTTTGTCTGGATGTCGTTGACCACGCAAAACTCAACAAGCCAGTCGATGTAAAGCCGCGCGGTTGTCATATCCACGTCAGACAGGCTGAATGCCTTGATTGCCTCCGCTTGCAGCTTGTCAATTCGCGCTCGCAGAAACTCCGCCTTGAGCATCGTGTTGAGGTCGCTCTTGTCGCTCTGTCCGATGTATCCAGTCGCGGCGGCTATCTCGCCAATCAGTGCCCACGCCTTGCGCCGTTGCTCTGGACTGATTGTGCGGCAGTCCTGCCATAGCACCGTGACGGTATCCGATAGATTTTCCGCATCGGGGCGGGCAGTCTGAATTGTCAGACTGCCCGGCTGCTCGATGACTTTGCCTATTGTCGCAATCATGGCTCACTCCACGGCTCGCGTTTTGTTTCTTCGCGTGTCGGCTCTTTCTCCCAGCACCGCCACTTTGTGCCGTAAGCGGTGGGATAGACAAAAAACGAACCAATGCCGAGATTGTAGCAAGGAATGACTTGCCACAAATTTCCGCCCATCTTGAACCACGCGAGAATCGAGCTGTTATCGCGACGTTCCAGCCACACACGCGCCGTCTTTTGGTTCTGCGTGATTGCTTCGGCAAACGTCAGAACGCGATTTCGCTGCTTAGTCGGCATCGTCATTTCTTCCTCCCTTGGCGGAAATTCTGAATCGCACGTCGGGCAGCGAAGCCGTGCGGTTCTTCTTGCCGTGTCGAGGAAAACGCATTTCATTTCACCGTCGCAGTACGGGCATCGCGGCATAAACTCTTCATTAGGCATCCTTTTCCGCCCCTTTCTCCATGCGTTCTGCTTTACGTTTGTAGTAACGTTCCCGTGCGACTTTACAGATTTTTTCTCTATGCGCTAAGTAATGCTTTCGATTACGTTTCCGCTGCTGTTCTCTGTTTTCCCAATAATATTCACGATGCCGTTTTTGCAGCTCTTCTTTGTGCGCTTGATAGTAAGCCCGCTGATATTCGCGATACGCTTCCCCACGTTCAGCCATTTGCGTCAGCTCGCTTTCCTGTAATAAATTCCGCCCTCGGCAACGTCTCAATCCAAGCGCAGAACGCCCTCCATTCCGGCAGACGGTGATTCCTGCGCTGCTGATAAATCGTTTTGAGTTGCCGGTAGTTGGTGGTCATTCGCGCCGTCAGCCGCAAGCCAACAGGCACGTTATAGAGAACTGCAAGATACCGTTCCGGCGTGTGAGATGCATTGTACTCTGTAATCAGCTTCTCCACAAGCTCGATTGCCTCCCGGCGAACGTATGGAACGCACTGCTTGTCGATGTCCATGCTCATAATTCGGTGCATGGTGGACTGGCTCGAAACAAAGTCCAGAAAATGATACCGCTCGGCTTCAACCCACGCCTTGATTGTAAACGTGAGGTCGAACTGCACGACGATTCCCGTCAAAAACTGGTCGTGTCCGCTCCCCGTCTGGCAGTTGGCAAGCGCCATTGTCCGCTCTGTGACTTCCGCGCTGCAATTCTCCGTGTCGGTTGCCATCGGATAGCGGCTTGCCTTTACACTCGACACAAGCCCCATGATTTCAACGTTGCTGACTACATTCATTGCTTTTCCCCTTTCTCAATTCGCTCCACCATATCAAATGGGTCGTCGAAATCCAGCCTGATGCCCGTCTTCTCCAACACATCATCAACCAATTCTGCTGTTGTGAAGTACGCGCCGGGTTGAAGATACTTTTGCGTTGCCGTCAGCATCCGATGAATCCGCTGTGCGCCGAAACCAAACTCCTCTTTCATCGCAAGGCACATCGCGGCGAAAATCATCTTGATTGCATGACGTTCCGCGTCCTTCGCTCCGCGCTCATACTCCCGTTCGTAGTCCCCCCGCGCTCGCATGATAACCGATGTGGCGTGTGTCATGTCTCGCGCCGCTCTTCTGCGTTCTGCTCTATTCATCACGATGCCTCCCGGAAGTTGGCTTTCACCGCGTCCATCAGCGCCTTTGCGTCCGCCATCGTCATCTCTTTCGTCGGGATGTTGCGGACAATGTTCGCTTCCACCAGCGCGGCGCGAACCCGGCTCAACTCCTGCGTATCCATGCCGATGTTGCTGCACTCACGCATGATGTAGTTCGTCGGCGTTTCCGTCTGGTTTTCTGCTGGCTTGGGCTGCGGCTTCGGCTGTTCCGGCTTCTTCGGCTGCTCGTGCTTGGTTTCGTAGCTCTCGCTGTCCGGGTCGGTCATTTCCTCGGTCGGGATGCAGAAGACCTGAAACAGCGCGTATTTGTAGGCAATCGCCATTGCCTTGTTGCTTGCCTTGTCGCCGCTGTCCATGCCCTCGCCCAGCGTCACTGCCTCGACAAAACTGCCGTCGGTGGCATAGAAGCGGAACGCGATTTTAAGAAGACTGTACCGCAGTTCTCCACCTTTCGCTGTTACCTTGATTTCTCGCGTCTGCTCCAAAACCTGTGGAACAGTGAAAATCTTGTTTTTCGTCAGGATGGGCTTCAAGGCGTTCATCACATCGTCGATGCCGCGGAACTTAAAACCCTGCTGCTGGTTGTACTTGTCCTTGCCGATTGCGGAAATGTCCGCCATCGCCGCGCTGATTGCTGCGTAAATCTGCCCGTTTTCCATGACTTATTTCCTCCCTATCATGCTTCTCATTCTCTCGGCGGCGGCTTTCCGCTGTTCATCCGTCATATTTACGCGCTTCGGCGGCGAAACTTTCAGCCACTTCGCCGGGACTTTACAATACAGGCAACCGTGATTTTCCTGCGGCGTTTTTACAATCTCGACTTCTTCCGGGTGCTCGTATCGCAGTCGCATGATGCGTGTGATAAACCATTTTTCATCCGTAGAAATCCACATCGTTTTGTCCGTGTACTCCAAGCACGTTTCCATCGTGTCCTCCTCTTGTCAGAACTCGTTCCGTCTCTGATACTGGTCGTTCCTGCGCTTCTCCCAGCGCCAATCTTCACCCGTTCGGCTGGCTTCATCAACCCTCCGCACGGGCTTCCTGCACCCGCGCGGCACTTCTTCCGTCTGGCTGCATCCGCAGTCACAGCGCTCCCCGCTATCCAGATATGCCCAGCACAGGCAGCAGCGTCTTGCCACGAAACTCACCCCTTCTGCACCGCGAAAACCGGGTCGCGCGGAATAATCTTGATTCCGGGAACGACTTCGCCCGTCAACTCATCAATCGCCTGTCCGTTGTTCTCCGTAATCAGCCCTTTCAGCGCCGTCCATTTCAGTTTCGGCACGTTCTCAACGCAGGACGGCGCATTCTCGGCACACCACGCGATAATCTGCGCATCGTCGCGCTCGTACTCCGGCGCTTGCGCCTTGCGAACCAGAACGCCGCTCGGCAGCTTGTACTTCTCGCTGGTCTTTGTCGCCTTGTGCGGAACGGTTTCGAAGTAGCTTTCCAGCAGCGCTGTGAAGTAGTCAATGCTCTGCTGGTTGGACTGCGCCACGCGCTCGCTCTGCGCCTTGTAGTAGTCCTTCCATTTCTGCGTATCGGCTTCCAGCTCCGCGATACGGCGAACCGCCCAGTCTGCCTTCTGGTCGTTGTCGATGACAAACCCCGCGCGTTCTTCCTGCTCGTTTTCCTCGATTTCGTCAATGAACTGCTCCATATATGTTGACTTCCTTTCGTTTTTGTGGTAGAATGGCAGTGGCTTAACCGCCACATTACCCTTTCTGTCTGCTCGTGATGCGCTTTGTACCCGCGTCACGGGCGCTTTTTTATGCCCTTCTCCGGGCGATTGTTCCGTCAGGATTCATCAGCCCGCGCGCTACAAGGTCATTGCGCTTCTTGCGCTGGCGGATGACCTCGTTCTCCTGCTCCTGCGTCGGATAACGCTTGCGCCGCTCCAGCTCCTGCTCAAAGTCGCTGACCGTGACGCGGATGGTTTCGTGCGCCTTGCCGCCGATGCAGATGTGCGGCATTTCGCGCATAAATTTCCGGGCGCTCTCCTTGCTGATGCAGAGGATTTCGGCGACGCGCTCCGTGTTAAGGTATTGCGTCATTTCGCGCCACCTCGCTTTTCGATGCGGGCAAGCGTGTCGGACAGGCAAGCAACCGCCTTTTTGATGAGCTCGATGTACTTGTCGCGGTTCATCATGTTGTCGATTTTTCCGTCGTCGCTCACGTCGCGCTCAATGGCTTCCTGCAATCGCAGGATATCCTCTATTGCGTACCGATTCCGCAGAACGCTCCCCATCGTTGTTGTATCGCTAATTGGGCTGTAATGCCGACGGTAGCTGTCGCTGTGTGACAGCATCCAGCGATGCCACAGCATAGGGCATTTGTACAGCTCTTCAAGCTGGTCGATGACTTCCGGCGACGGCTCTGCTTCGTCTCCCTCCCAGCGGCGGATGCACGATTCCGACGTGTGAATTTCCTGCGCCACCTGCCACAAGCGCAGCCCTGCTTGCTCTCTGGCGGTTCGCAGCTCATAACCGCGAAATTCCGGCATTTACTTAGCCCCCCTATCTGCTACAATATTAGTAGGCGCAAGGGCGAAAGCCGTCGCGATTACTTCCGCGATGAAGTTGCCCTGCGCGTCAATCTCCCCCGCCTGATACCGCCCCGTCTCTGACAATGCGCGGCTATACGCTCGCTCAAACGTCAACTTTGTAATGTCGTCCGGCGTGTTGATGCCCGCCATGTTGCAAACTGCGTCGTAGACAATCCGCATTGCGGCGCTGTCTCCCAGATGGTTGCGAATCTGCTTGACGATAACCGCGTCGATTGGACACCACCGCAGCCCCTTGCCTTCCTCCGGCTGCATCGTTACCCCGGTTGCTCGCTGGAAGTCAGTCATTTTGATTAGCCTCCCTCAATTGCTTTGTTTTGGCAAGCAACTTGTCCATCGCGCTCTCATACGCTCTGTAAACGGCGTTCGCGTTGTAGTAGCGGTCTTTCCATTCGTCCCCGACGCTGCACCGCTGGAACATTTCCTTGTGCTTTTCTTTCTGCCCAACTCGCGTACTGTACACGATTTCGTTCCAGACGCGGCTTGCAAAACTTTTGCTGTCGCATACCATGTCAAGATTGCGGATGATTTCGGTTGCATTGCGAAGCAACACATCGTTGACCATGTTCGCTTCCCAGATTGCCGCCCGCGCCTCTGCGTTTGGCACGACCTTTTCCGGAATAACAAGCATTACCCTTTTTCCCCCCCTTAGACAGCGACCGTCGCCGTCTTGTCCATCTCGTACTTAACCGCCAACAGCAGGGCTTCCATCACGGCTTCATACGCGCAGTATGCCTCGCTGATGTAGTCCCAGTTCCCCAGCTTTGCGAACTCGTCGCGCGTCATGGCTTTCAGCTTCTTCGCGCTCTGGCGGATGGCGAAAATCGCCATGTTCGCGTCACCGCGCGATACACAATCACCCATGCACTGGTTTTGAATGTCCTTGCCGTACTCGTCCAGCAGACGGTTCGCGATTCGAACCTTGATAACTTCATCGCTCATTGTGATACCCCTTTCTATCTTTGCGCTTTTCGCGCTGTTAGTTAGTCGATGAGTGTCCACCAGTCCACGCCCAAAGTAGGCGCAAGCTGCTTTGCGGTGTGCGGTGTTACGTTCCGTTTTCCGTTTGCAATCAGGGACAACATAGATTCGGAGATTCCCGTGATTCGGGCAATGTCCGCCATCTTCAAGCCCCGTCGTTCTGCAAGTTCCCGGATGTTTGACAATTTTTCTCCCTTCTTCTTTACGTTAGGTAAAGTTTTTCGCTAAAAAAATTTGATTTTTCTTCCTCTTTGGGGATAGACGTTTGATTTTGTCAATCCCATTGTGTTATGCTTTGTGTGCAGGATTCTGTCATCTCTGCGACTTGCGCCCTACTCGCTCTGCGGCGATGTAGGTTGCTACCTCGTCAATCAGCCAGATTGCGGCGATGATTGCGATGCTCAAACCAGCGAAGACGAACCCTGCCGGGTCTGCGTGTGGCATCCGTGTCACTCCTCTCTCCGTAACAATTCCCTGTGGGAAGTGTGAAATACGTCCTCCAGCGCTACCAACACAGGATAGGACGGGTCACGCTTCCCAGTCTCGATTAGACTGTAAGCCTGTACCGTGATTCCAAGTTGCTTTGCAACATCGGCTTGCGACCAGCCTTGCAAGGCTCTGACCCGCTTTAATGCGGTTCTCATTGTTGCTCCCTTCTCATCAACTCTCGGCAAGTGTTTTCCGCTTGCTTGTTTACATTATACATCAACTTTGCGTTGATGTCAAGAGGTTTTCAATGTTTTCACGAGAAAAATTTGCGTCTCGCCTTTTGGTGCTGCGCAAGCAAGCAGGGCTTTCCGTCGCGGCGCTTGGTGATGCGCTTGGTATCTCCGGCGCGTCCGTAACGCAGTTGGAGAAGTGCCAGCGTTCGCCCAGCGTTGAGGTATTCGGAAAAATCGCTGATATCTTCGGCGTTTCCTACGATTATCTTGCCGGGTGCGACGGTGCGCCGTCTCCAAAAGAGACAGACACGCTCTACTTGGAGATTTCCGCGCTTGCTCCGTCTGACCGGGAAGAAGTCATGCGGTACGCTCGATACGTCCGGGCGAACCCGCGCAAGTGAGGTGATGCACCGTGCCGTTCCCGGAAATTCTGCTTGCGCTTCGGCTCTCGAACGGGCTGAGCCAGCAACAGCTTGCAGAACGCGCCAATGTCGCAGAGATTACAATCCAGAACTATGAATCTGGAAGAAGCAACCCCGTTCCGACGCGGCTTCTCGCAATCGCGGATGTCCTCGGCGTTTCGCTCGATACACTCGTTGGACGTGATGAGAACGCCTTCTCGCCGCCCGACTTCGACCCGCTGACGGAACACGTGAAGTCTCTTTCCGCGCTCCAGCGTGCGGATGTGATGAAGTACATCGAGTTCATCAAATCGCGCTCCTGATGCGCGTTTGCGCCCGGACACACACTCTACAAAGGCAAAAACGGCTCTCTGAGCGCTTTCAGCCCGTCAGGTGAGGAAATACCAATCCTGACGTGCAAGCGCTCCTGCGGGCGTTTTTGTGCGGATTAGACGTTGCTTTCGCGCAAAGCCTTTTTCGCTTCCGCCTGTGTCGTCCAGACAACCGTCACGCAGCCGGAACGATGAACGTGCGTCTTGATAGGCACATACCCGGGATCGGCTAATATGTGCATATCCCGCGCGGATGTCCGACGCGTGGTGATGGTGTATCGCATCCGGTTCTCGATGTCTGGCTGGTTGACGTGGTACGTCAGGTTCACCTCCGTGCTCTGCTAACGTATGATTGAAAGGCGGTGAGTATGCTTGCACTATCCTTGATTGTGCTTTTTTGCTACTCTTTGCCTTAAAGCGACAAGTTACGAAAGGGGTTATCACGATGAAGAAGTTTGTTTCCGTCCTGCTGGTTCTCTGCTGCCTGATGGCTTCCTGCGTCCCCGCGCTGGCGCTGACCGATGACGAAGCTTTCGTCATTCGCTTTCTGCAAATGTCTCCGTTCGGCGACCATTCGGATGACGGCTATTACTATTCGCTTTCCGCTGATACGGCGGAAAAGTGCATAGAGGTTAAATGCTACCACCCGGTATTCTCGACGCTCAAGACGTGCGACGTTGCGGAATACGCTTCCATGGTTGATTCCTACACGCGCATTTTTGAAACTGCTGCTGAGACTGTGAGCCATTGGGCAAGTGGCTATTATCTCAAGCTGAGCTTCTGCACAAAGAGCGACTTTACCGGCGACGTATACTGTGAGTTCAGCAACAAGAGCGGCGAAACCGTCCATGAGGATTTTGACGTTCCGATTGACGCTGATTCTAACGTTTACGTCTCTTGGGGCGCGGATGCCGATTTCCTCGCAAAAGTCGTCGAAGTGTACGGAAAGAAGGACGGCTACGTCGGCTATTATTACAGCAAGAAGGATAAGGCTTACATGGTGAAGATGAACGGCGCGTATGTTGCCGATATGTTCGCCGGTTACAAGGGCAAAGCAGCGAAGGTAACTTTGACGCAAGATTACCTCGACGACTTCTCCCAACTTGCCGACTTCGACACATTGAACTACTCGCTCGTTTTCCTCGATGACGATGGCAATCTGTTTTTCTACGCCTCCTGTCAGCCCGGACAAGATATGACTTGCTTGTATCTTAGCAAGTGATACCCGTTAGCAAAACAGCGTCCTGATGTCTTCCACCCCCAGCGCGTCGGCGATACGAATCGCTACCAGAACGCTGGGGGTATTTTTACCGGAAGCGTACTTGCAAAGCGTGTCTTGCCTGATTCCGGTTCGCTGCGAAAGCTCCTTCTGTGTCCATCCGCGCGCATTAAGCGCATCGACCAGCTTGCTCATTTCTTGCCCCCCTCTGCGCCGGTAATTGTATTATATGACAATTTGGCATATATGTCAATAGGGCATGTCCCATTTTGAGGTGATTTTTTTTGAGATTAAAAGCCTTGCGGCTGGAACGACACTTGCAGCAAAGCGATGTTGCAAGCATCATTGGCTGCGGACAGCCGCTTTACAGCCGCTATGAGCGCGGCGAACGTGAGATTCCACTGCCTGCGCTGATAGCCCTTGCAGACTTCTACGGCGTGTCCCTTGACTATCTCGTCGGGCGCTCCGACGACCCCACGTTCATGCCAGCCGCCGGAACTATCCCTTGCTCCTCCAGCAAGGACTGAATCACCTTTCGCGCTGTCAGCGTCCACATGGCAAACAGCTGCACCGTGCCGTGCTCCGTTTTGACTGGCTGGTAAGTCACCATGTCGGCGAAGTTCCCGGCGACCACATAAGAGCCGTCGGAGCGCTGTATCTGGATGCCAGCGCGGAACAGTGCCTGGTTAAACTCGCGTGTTGTCATGCCGTACTGCATCGCCAGCTTTGCCGTACTGATGGGCAGCGTGTCCGTGATGTTGACTGTCGGCACGTCCACTTTGCTGTAAACCTCCGGGAACGCCTCTCGGACTGTGCATCCGAGCGCTTCGGCAATGAGCTTCATCGCGTCAACCGTTGGGCTTCCATGTCCGTTTGCGTATCTGTAGATGGTTGTCTTCGAGATGCCGGACTTTTCGGACAGCGCGGCGACGCTGATTCCTTGTACCCCGGCAATGTGGAGAAAGTGCCGCAGCTTGTCAGCCATCGACTTCACCCCCGAACAGTTCTTCGACCGTCGTGTTGAGCGCACGGGCAAGACGAAGAGCGGTGTACACGTTCGGCGCGGACTTGCCCAGCTCGTAGATTCTCACGCTGGATGAGAACAACCCGCAAGCCCTTGCTAATCCGCGCTGTGTTGCCCCGGTGCGCATTCGGTATTCCCGCAGTCGGTTCGCCATCGGCTTCACCTCCTGAACTATGAGAAAGATTTATTTCACGTCTATATTATATTTCTTTCACTCCTGATTGTCAAGGGGGTAGAAAGAAAAAAGTGTGGTGTAAATATATGGTTTTGTCTGAACGTCTTGTAGAATTGCGCAAAAAAAAAGGCGTCAGCCAACGAGCTGCCGCAGAAGGTATTGGAATCCAGAACGCTCAATTGAGCGGGTACGAACGTGGTGCGAACGAGCCGTCCGCCGCCATGCTTGCCCGCCTTGCCGAATACTACGGTGTGACCACCGACTACCTGTGCGGACTGTCCGACAACCCGCAAGGAACGTCAGACCGCCCGATTCTCGACGCAACCTGCGAGGCGATTATCGACAAGCTGATGGGTGCGCCGGATGACGTGGTGCGTGAGGCGATGGACTACGTTGAGTACCTCACCGCGAAGGCGGAACGTCGGATGCGTCAGGAGCGCAGGGAACGTGATAGCTTAAAGCGCATGGCGGACAAGGTGGATGCTGAAAAGGGCGACCAGAAGGAAGAACCGTAACCAGCAGGGGAAGCAAGCGGAGAAGTAAGTGTGATTATACACCCACGCCCCCGTCTTGTCAAGCCCCTGTTTTTCAGTGGTCAAAAACGGTTGACCGCTGCTTTTTGTTGATGTCAACAAAAAGGTTTCTGCACCATTTCCGCGAAGTCACGAAAATGGTCTGTTGCGAAATTATCATCTGCGCGAATCCACGAAGATGACCATGCTGTGGATGTCCGCAAAATGGTGCTCAAAAAAAGACCGCCGCCACCACCGCAAAAAAATCGCGTCAGCGCATTTTTTTCTTTGTTGTTTTCTTTTTTTATTTTATTTTTATTCCTTTTATTTCTTTTCTTTTTATACATAGCTCAGCTATTTATTTTTTTAGCTTAGCTATTTTATTTTTAGCTCAGCTATTTATTTTTTAGCTGATTTACTTTTAAAGATGGTGCAAAGCCTTGAAATCACTGCATTTCAGGCGTTTTCGCAAATTAAAATCACCATCCGTGTCTGACCTTTCTTGACCTTTAAGACGAAAAATGTTACAAGATTATTACGGAGCAAAACTGCAAAAATAAAAATAGCTTAGCTATTCGCTTTTTTTATTTTTCTTCGTATTTTCTAATTTTGTGTGTTTTGCAGCTCATTTTCTCTGCAAAAATTTTCCTTCCCAGCCACGCGAGAAATTTCGCTTGCAGGTCATCCGGCAGTTTCTCCACCTTCTCGACAATCATTTTAACAACAAACTTTTTATCAAAATCAGTCATATTTTTCTCCACAGTCGCATATTTTTTTACCGCCCACCGAAATACCATATGCTGACGCGCCGCGAAATATGACTAAAAATTTTCCGTGCGTTTGCAAAATGTTTTCAATTTGTTCACAATTTACGATGGCACTTTGCTGCGTTTTGCGGCACAATAAGAGAAAAGGAGTGATACACTTGCCACGCCAGACACTTAAAAAGCGCCCCGACGGGCGTTATGTTTGCAAATATAAAGGCTTTTCGTTCTACGGGCGAACGCAGTCCGAAGCCCTTGCCGCCCGTGAAGAGTACAAGAAACAGGAAAAATACGGCAGGAAACCACGGGAAAAGTACACGTTCGCGGAGTACGCAGCGGAGTGGCTGCCGACTTACAAGAGCGAGGTGACCATAAATGTATATGATGCGTATGTCTCACGCCTTAACCAGATAGCATCAATCCTGCCGCAAACAGAGATGCGACTAATCACTCCGTCGGATATACAGCGACTTTATAACGCTTTTTCCGACCGCGGAGAAGGGACGCGAAGGAAGATAGCCGAAGCAACGAGAGCGGTTTTTCGCGCTGCCAAGAATGATGGAATAGTTGCAATTTCTCCCTGCGAGAACGTTAGGCGGAAGAAGGGGGCAGTAGGGACGCACCGTAATCTTGATGATTGGGAAATAAAGCTAATCAGAGACACTTGTGAAAGCGAAAGAATGGGAATTTACGCGATGGTGATGTTGTATGCAGGACTTAGGCGCGGAGAAGCGCTTGCGCTCGATATTGATGATGATGTTGATTTTGAGAAAGGTGTGATTCACGTCCGAAAGGCGATTCGACGCGAACGTTCCGACTATATTATCACTGTACCAAAGACAAAAGCTGGTATTCGTGACGTGCCGCTGTTTCCGCCGTTACTGGATGTTTTGCAAGGGCGACACGGAAGCGTTATAATATCGAAAGATAACAAAATTATTTCTTTCAGCGCTGTGACCGATGCGTGGAAGCGTTACCAAAATCATCTATCAAAAATTGCGGGGAGAAATGTGGCAATCAGGCAGCACGATTGCAGACATACTTTTGCGACGATGCTCTATGATGCGGATGTTGACATTAAAACTGCCGCGCGCTGGATGGGGCATGAGGATGAGACGATGATAATGCGGATATACGCACATCTCACGGAAAAAAAGGAAGAAAACGCCATCAGAAGGGTCGAAAGTATGTTGACTTCTACGCCCAAGTAGTCAAAATGGTAGTCAGCAGCGTTGCAATGGTCTGAGAACCCCTGAGAATCCAACAGTTCTAAGGATTTTGTTTGCTTTCCATGGAAGAAAG